TCAATACAGTTCCTCATTTTTATTTTCCATAAGATATTTATTACTATATGATAATAATAAATTTAATAACAATATAACAATTATGGCAATCTATTTAAAAAAGTTTGAAAATCATACTGAGTATGAGGAAGCTAGACAAAATCTAATTTTGCCTAATGTAAGTTACTGTGTTAATGAAAATGAGGTACATTATAATCCATTTGTTGACCCTTATAACGGTCATGAATATGTTGACCTTGGCTTGCCAAGTGGCACGAAGTGGGCAACAATGAACGTTGGTGCTTCATCAGAAACGGATTATGGTAATTACTATCAATACGGTAAGGGTGCTGCTCAGTATGCAGCAACAAGTGGCGATAGCAACTATAGTGGAACAGAAGACCCACTAGATTCTTCTGTCGATACGGCATCCCAAGTATGGGGTGGCTCTTGGCATATGCCAACGAGAGCACAAATGCAAGAATTGACAGCTAATACTACTTATCAGTGGGTAACAAACTACAAAGGTAGTGGAATAAATGGCGGCACATTCACAGCTACCAATGGGGCTGTTTTATTCATTCCTGCTGCTGGCTACTGGCACGTTGGTAGCCAGGACGATGTAGGCAATAACGGTGACTTTTGGGGTTCTTCTCCTCGTGGTAGTAATAGAGCTTACTACTTGAGCTTTGGCAATGGTGGCAAGGGCGTGGGCGATGACAACCGTGAGTACGGCTGGTCGGTTCGCCCTGTGGTTGGTTGAGAATTCATCATCCAACCAATACCAAGTCAATCAAATTAAAATAAAAAGTATGGCACAAGCGCAAGCCCAACCATACTTTTTATTTTAATTATATATTTATTAAAAATTTAATATTGTTATGTCAGTACAAGAAATATTCAGTTCAGAAAAAAGAGATAAAGATAGTTTGTTTGATATTCATTTTTATATGGAAGGTAGTTTTTGGAGGGCTTATGAATGGAGTGCATATCTTAGTAGAATATTCCCTTCTGAATTAAATGATGAGGACAGATTAAAGGTACTAAAGAAAGTTACAAAAGATTGTGAAAATGGATATGTGCAAGTTGGTTTACAACTGTCATCATTTGAAAAATATTTTCCTTCAGTTGTTGATAATGAGGAAATATTTGAAATGAAAAACAAACATATAATAATACATGCAAAACAATTTTTCGTTGATAAAGATTTTTCAGAATATGAAGATATTTTGAAAGAGTGGAAAAACAATATTAAATTAAGCCCTAATGAAAAGAAAAAAAGCAAATAATGGATAAAACAACTAAATTAAAGGAATATGGAAATTTTATAGGATTCTATGAAAAGTTTGTGGAATATTAAAATATTTATTATATAGAATAACTTTAATAAAATATTTTGAGAATTATGGTAAAAAATCTTTATTCTTTAGGACTTTTACGTAACGGTAAGGTCTATCAAAGCAAGGAGTTGGCTTATCAAGGTTTGACCCAATCTGCAACAAACGATGGTGTTGCAAAGTTGGCACGTTATCTTTATTCTGAGCTTGGTGGAGACCCAATCATCCGTACATTGGTTGGATTCTATGCAAATGCTGATGAAATGGAAGATAATGGCGGTGGTAAATCATACTACACCATTCTTGACATCGAAGGTAGTGCAGCAGAGGTTGAGGAAATCAAAGAAGAAGTCGCTAAAATCAATGAAACAATTGGTGATGGCATTGATGGTACAACCCTTACAGATGCAATCAATGACATCAATGACAAAATTGGTGAGGGATTTGATGAAAACCACACTGTTGCAGATGCGTTGGCAGCACTTAAGGAAGAGTTGACTGAAAAGTTGACCATTTCTCTTGATGTTGCAGGAGAGCCAACAGCTGGTTATCTTAAGACTTATATTCTTTCTCAAGGAGTTGGTACAGGAAAGACTGAGATTGGTAAAATTGACATTCCAAAGGACTTGGTTGTGACAAGTGGTTCTCTTGTACATGGTACGTGGAATGGTAATACATTCACAGAAGACCTAGAAGGACCTGACACAGCTATCAAGCTTGTGATTGCAAATCAAGAAGAGCCTGTTTATATCAACACCAAAGACCTTGTTGATTACTATACAGCTGGAAATGGTATTGATATTGACAATACTCACAATACAATTTCAATTAAGTACAATGCACACAGTGAGGAATTCCTTGTTGTGGATGAGGATGGCATTAGAGTTGAAGGTATACAAGCAGCAATTAACGATGCTGTTAAGAATGCTGAGCTTGAGGGCAGTGATGGTATCTCAATCGCTTCAAACAAGGTTAAGGCTGTTGCAGCTGGATATTCAGCTCCAGCAATCAAGAACCCAATCACAGTTGATAAGGACGGTATCAAGTTTACGAATGTGCTCGACTGTGGTTTCTTCGATGATGAGACAGCAATAGCTTCTACAGCAGAGGATATTAATGTAATCGATAATCCACAAGACACTGATGTATTCATCGATGGTGAAGAGGCATTAAATGCCCTTGCAGCAAAGAAGACATTCAAGAACCTTGAAATTGCAAATGTTGAGGCAGCACAGCAAGTTAACCTTGCAGCAGTTGAGTCAATAACTCTTGATGACGTTGAAGTAACTGGTGACAAGGGTTCTTCAAATGGATATTTCTTGGTAGATGCTCCAAAGGTTGATGTTTCAAACATCACTATTGCAGATGGTGCAAAACCATATAACGTATTCGAGGAAGTTGGTGCTGGTACTGATTCATTCAACGCATCAAATGTAAACGTTAACGATGTTTCATTAGCACACAATGTATTTAACATCTATAGGCCAAACAACGATGCTGTAATCAATATTTCAGACGTTAATCTTAACTTAAACGTTAACAACTCAAATGCATTGAGACTTGCAAACTACAAGAATGCTACTGGTGTTACAGTTAACTTCGAGAACGTTGCTTGGACATATGAGAACACCCCAAACAAGGATGCAGCAGATTGGGGATGGGCAGGATTGATTATCTATCAACCTGCTACTACTGACGTTGCATTAAACGGTGATTTGTCAAAGGTTCAGACTTGGACATTCAACTTCATTAACTGCAAATACAATGGTGTTAAGGTGACTGAGAATAACTTTGGCGAACATAACCAAGTATTCTACCTTTACAACATTAACAAGACAGGTGGAATCACAGACCCAGTTGCAAACGGTTTGACATTGAATTTTGCTTAAATCATTTTTTTTAGGTTCTAATAAATGGTGATAACATCGCAGTTGGCACAACTATTCTATAAAATGCAGTCATTTTTGGCTGCATTTTTTTGATATGCCATGATATTTATTATAAAATAACAAAAATAAAAAAATAGTTTAAAATATATGAAAAGTTTAGTTACTAAAATTCCAAGTCCTCTATATGCATATGTCAAAGAGAGTGTTATCTTTAACATTAAGACTGTAAAGGACGATGATGCTTGTGTAATGCCGATAGATGAGAATACAACTCCATATATAGTTGTAAAAGAAGGAGCAAGTGGTGCTGATGTGAGATGGTACTTTGTTAACTTCATTGAGGACGGTGACACTAGTGGTGAGACTCAAGGCAATATCTATGCTGGAAAATTTTTAAAGACCATTCACAAAAAGAGTGGTGATGAGTCCAAGACATTCCAAGATTATTATCGTGATGAATGTGAGAATACAATTGGTGAGGCAATAATAAACAATTACACTTTGGGGTATGAGGATTTCGTAGACCAGCCTAGTAGGTTAGGTGTTCCTCGTTTTATGCTGGAGTTTGGTGTTCCAGCTGATAGCAATTATTCGGTAAGTGGAATTACCAAGATTTCATTACGTGCGGAAGATTATAATAATTATAAGAATAAGGAAGTTAGAAAGAAAGCTTTAGCATCAGCGGAGCAGACCGCAAATAAATATGGATATGAAGTTATCTTGGGTAATGATGATTGCTTTAAGGTTGAAGAAATAACAGAATAAATTGTTTTTTTAAGATGGGCAGCAAATAACTGCCCATTTTACTTTTTCAAATATTAATAGATATTTATTTTTAATAATACATTAAAAAATAAAGAATTGTTATGAAAATCAAGTTGGAAGAGTTGATGGTATTGGAGAGAATACTTTTAGAGTTTGATGTTAGACACAAGTTTGAATTTGATTTCAATGATGCTTATAAATTACACAATTACCTAACTATGGTTGGTAAGATAACTAGTTATGCGTTTTTAATTCAAGATGAGTTTCATAAGAGCTATGATGATATTGAAAAGCTAAAGGAGTATCATGATAGGATAATGAAGTCTGAACTTGATTTTGACTATTCACATATTGTTGAATTCATAGACAGAATCAAGGATGAGGTTAATGATGAAAAAATCAACACTTTCATTTTAAACAATATTTTTTGGGCTTAAAAGGTGAAATATTTACCCATAATAATCAATTAATGAAATTTGTTAGATATTTATATAAAAATAACGAGTTAAAATAATAATTATTAAATAATTAAAAAATTATGGCAGATAATGCAAGAGGAATACATGTATCTCCTGGAATTTATACAAGAGAAATAGACCTCACTTATGCAGTTAAGAGTCTTGGAATTACTACTCTTGGACTTGTTGGCGAAACACTGCGTGGTCCTGCATTTCAAGCAATGGATATTTCTAATTGGCGTGAATACCAAGAGATGTTTGGTGGAACTAGTACAGAGAAATTCAAGGGTACTCAGTATCCTAAATATGAATTACCTTACATTGCAAAATCATACTTAAATGAATCTGAGCAGCTTAAGGTTGTTCGTGTTCTTGGGTTAAGTGGTTTCAATGCGGGTCCAGCATGGCTTGTAACTGCATCTAATGGATTTGGAGGGAATGCTAGTGGGGACAAACAAGCTGTTGCATTGATACGTTCAAGAGGTACTTATCATCCATATGATACAGGCAACACCTCTGGATGTACTTGTGAGACAACAAAATATGACACATTAAGATATCATGTCGGAGAAAAAACTAAAGTTGGCAATACGTCAGCAGAAGCATGTGAGAAAAAAGGATTCTGGTTGAATGCTTTACAGATTAAGCCTTATATACCGTTGTATAGTACTGGTGATGAGTGTAATGGTTATGGCATCGATTCTGATGCTGGCTCATGGACAGTATCTCAGACCAATAAGGGTAGATTTAAGCTTGTCGGTGTTATTGGAGCGCATGCAAGCTCAGGGGATGTAGAAGCAGTGATTAGCTTAGGATATAATGGAAATAAGGAACAAAGGCAAGAAGCCATAAAACAAGGATATTTTGAATATCCAGTTTCTTTGAACCCATTTGACAAGGAATACATTTTAAATGTTCTTGGTACAAAGGCATATGATGGTGATGCACCAATTTTCGTTGAGTCATTGTATGATGTTGCTCTTGAACAAGCAATTGCTAACTATGAGGTTAACCAAATCACAAATGTCCTTGAAGGATATGACGTTTACAATACGGCAGACTATGACCATCATGAGCCAGTATTTGGCATTGCAGAAGTGCCACAAAGCTCTTTGAATAGGAAATATGTCGGACGTAGATATTTGGCAAGCTCATTGGCAGAGGCATCAACCACAACTAATCCAAAGGGAAAAGGTCTAAGGTGTGTTTTGTATAACTATAAACTTGGAAGACCATATACAGTGGCTGAGGCTTCATCACTTGATGTGAAGTATGGATTTAGCACCGAGATTAATAGAAGGCCATCTAGTATCAAGGATGGTACGCAAGAAGCTATTGAATGGTCGGCAACCACAGTCGCTCAATTCCCAATGAAGGTTGGCCAAATCTACACCGTAAGGCAATATACCACACAAGATGGAAAGAGACATTACTACTATTCTGCATATACCACAGAAAGCGTTGATGAAGTGCTAGACAACAGAAGAAATATGTCAAGTGATTTCGAGTATATCAACTATTACGGAAACTTGCTTGGAGGTGGATATGGGGGTAATTCAGCTACCACAGAGAACAGTGGTGCAGCTTCAACACTCGTTCTTAACAATTCTGACGGTTTGTACTATAAGATGAGCGGAAACGACATTGTATATGTACAGCTTGACCTAAATGACTATAAGTCAGCATATAGATATGCTTCAACCCCTTGGATTGTTTCTAACTTGAAGGGTGACTATGACCATATCGAAATGACAAAGTTGTTCAGATTCCATACAATCTCAGATGGCGATAACTCCAATTATGAGGTTAAAGTTTCAATAGAGAATATTAGACCAGATGAGGGTGTGTTCGATGTTGTAGTACGTAGAGTAGATGACCTTGATGAATCAATCATTCCACTTGAGAAGTTTGGAAGATGTACAATGGTTCCTGGTGATTCAAACTATATTGCATACAAGATTGGTTCATTTGATGGACTATATGAGTCTAAATCAAAATATATCACTGTTGAGGTTAATGAGACAACAGCTGCTAGAACATCAGTACCAGCGGGATTCTTAGGATACCCAATACCAATGTATGACGGAGAACCTATTGCTGGCGAGAGTAAAGATAATGTCAAATTCCCAACAATCAAGTACAACAGGTATTTTGACGAAGATATAAAGAATAGAAAACAATATTTCGGTCTTTCTTCATGGATTGGTGTTGATATCGATAACTTTACATTCAAAGGCACAAAGGCATATATTAATGACCCAAGTTTCTTGTCTCATGGATTCCATCTTGACTCAAGACTTGATAAAGATGCTAGAATCGGTGATAATAGATTTACTGTCACAGTTGATAATGAATCTGGATATGAATTCGATTGCGTATCAACAAATTCTAGAACACAAGTTCTAGACCAACCACCAGTAATTGGTAAGGAAACTGAAATGTATGGTTCAATCTATGAATATGTAAACCTTCGTAAGTTCACAGTGTTCTTCTATGGAGGCTTCGATGGATGGGATGTTTATAGAGACGAAAGAACTAATACAGATAACTTTAAAATGACTCAGTATAGAGGATTCATTAACCAAGGAAGCGGAGAAGGATATTCATTTAATAAGATTAAAGACCCAGAATCACTTGGATTGAACCAAAATGGTATAACCTCTGACTGGTATGCTTATCTCGCTGGTATCCGTCAATTCAGTAACCCAGAACAAAGTGATATTAACGTATTTGCAACACCAGGTATTGACTATGTTAACCAAACATTACTTGTTAAAGAGGCAATCGAAATGATTGAGGAAGAAAGAGCAGATTCAATCTATGTGGTTACTACACCAGATAAACCAAAGGGAGCTGGTGATTATGCAGATGAAATGTATACACCTGATGATGCAGTCTATAATTTGGAAGATACAGAAATCGATTCAAACTATACTTGTACATACTATCCTTGGGTTAAATACTTAGATATTGATAATAACCAATATATATACTTGCCAGCAACAAAGGATGTTGTACGTAACTTTGCACAAACTGATAATCAAAATTATCCTTGGTTCGCACCTGCAGGTATCGAACGTGGTAATGTTGACTGCGTAAGAGCACACTTCATTACAAAGTTAGCTGATGAGGATGTTTTGTATGATGGAAGAATCAACCCAGTTAAGACATTTGCGCAAGATGGTCCAAAGATTTGGGGCCAGAAGAACTTGCAGATTAATGAGTCTCAGCTTAACCGTATTGCAGTTCGTAGATTGTTATTGAGAATGAGAAAGCTTATTGCAATATCTTGTATCGGTCTCATCTTCGAGCCAAACGATGCAACAACAAAGCAGTCATTCATTTCTACTGTAACTCCAATCATGGATAGCATCAGAAGCAACAGAGGTATCTCTGATTACAGAATTGAGGTTAATGACACTATTGAGTCAAGAGAGAGAAGAGAGCTTCCAGTTAAGATTTACTTCAAACCATATAATGCACTTGAGTATATCACAATCGACTTTATCCTCACGCCAGAGGGCGTCAGTTTTGACGATATTTAATAAGAAAATAAATTCATAAAACTTTAAAAATTAGAGGGATATAAAAATTCCCTCTAATTTTTTTTGTTTTTTAATATATTTATTTATATCTTTGCAATGTGGGGATAAAAGAATAATTTTTTTATAAAAAACAAAGATATAGATGAATACAGAAGAATTTATTGAAAAAGCTAAAAAAGTACATGGAGATAAATATGATTATTCCAAATCTATTTACATAAATCCTAAAGAAAAAATTTGTGTAATATGCAAAGAGCATGGCGAATTCTGGCAAAAACCTTATAACCATTTGAATGGCCAAGGTTGCTCCAAGTGTAGATATAAAATATTATCTAACAAATACAAAAAGACAACTGAGCAGTTTATTTGTGAAGCTAAAAAAGTACATGGAGATAAATATGATTATTCTAAGGTAGATTATAATTTATGTCAAGAAAAGGTATGCATTATATGTCCGAGGCATGGAGAGTTTTGGCAAAGGCCATTATCTCATATTCAAGGTCAAGGATGCCCAAAATGCAGTGGTAATATGAAGAAAGACAAAGCATTATTTGTCGAAGCTGCGGAAAAAATTCACAAGAACAAATACGATTATTCCAAAGTTAGTTATACTAATAATCATACTAAAGTTTGTATTATTTGTCCAATTCACGGAGAATTTTGGCAAACGCCAAACAAGCATTTTAAAGGAAACGGATGTCCTATGTGCAGTGGTAATATTAAGTCAAATACAAATGATTTTATTGCAAAAGCAAAACAAATTCATGGAGATAAGTATGAATATTCCAAAGTAGAATACATAGATAGTGTGACAAAGGTTTGTATTATTTGTCCTAGTCACGGAGAGTTTTGGCAAACGCCTCATGACCATTTGCAAGGAAAGGGATGCGCAAGTTGTTCACATTTTTTATCCAAATCAGAAATTGAATTATATGAATATATATGTAATTTTATCCCTAAAGATGAGGTCATTAGAAGAGATAGGAGCGTCTTGGATGGTTTAGAATTAGATATTTATATACCAAAATTACATACTGCAATTGAATATAACGGTCTTAGATGGCATTCAGAAGAATTTAATAAGGATAAGAATTATCATTTAAACAAACTTATTAAATGTAATGAGAAAGGTATAAGATTAATCCAGATATTTGAAGACGAGTGGATTGAAAGACAAGAAATTGTTTTAAGAAAAATAAAACACATATTAGGATTTAATGATGGAGAGAAAATATACGCAAGAAAATGCGAAGTAAAAGAAATAGATAAACACCTTGCATATGAATTTTTAGATAAAAACCACATTCAAGGTTCTGTGGATTCATCTGTTGCATTTGGGTGTTTTTATGAGAGCAAATTAGTTGGTGTAATGCTTTTTACTCAAGAAAGTAAAGACAATTGGAATTTGACAAGATTTGCAACTGATAATAGTATAAGATGTATAGGAGTGGCTGGAAAGCTATTTAAAGCCTTTCTGACAGCATATAATCCAATATATGTAAAATCATTCGCTGATAGACGTTGGACGCTTTCAAAAGAGCATAATGTATATACAGAACTAGGATTTGAATTGGCAGAGGAATTGGCACCAGATTATAGATATGTAAACGGTCAGAAAAGGGAGCATAAATTCGGATATAGAAAAGCCAAATTAAATAAGAAATATGGTGTACCATTGGAATGGACTGAAAAACAAATGACAGAGTATCTTGGTTTTTATAGAATATATGATTGCGGATTGTTAAGGTATGAATGGAAAAGAAAAGAGGAAGACTAATAATCTTCCTCTTTTTATTTGGTAATTACATATATTTGCCCCAAAATCAGTAATTATGTAATCTTGACAGCTTTGGTTATTTTTTTTCCAAGCATTTTACTAAATAGTCATGTTCTTCTGACGGCATAAATCCGTAAAATAAAGATGCATTTGGGTGTTTTGCCATATAATCTACTATTTCTTTTGCTTTTTTTTGCAGTTCAATTTTTCTTTTTTGTTTCATATTATTTTCATTTTTAAATAAATTTAGTATGGTCAAACTGTATATAATTGCATTTTATTTTACAAGCCATATTCTGAAAGGTTAATGCCATGCTTAGTTGCAAGTTCTATATCTTTGTCCCTAACGATTAAGTCTTTTCTTTTTGATAACAGTTTAATCGCATCAATGTTATCATTGCGAATTGCATTGGTTAATGCTGTCAAGCCAAAGTCATCTATGATATTTGGGTTCACATACTCTCTGTTAGCTAAGTCTTCAGTTACCCAAAGAAGATTAGGATATTCGCAAGAAATATTGATGGCGGTGTCATTGTTTAGGTCAACAGCATTCAAATCTTGTTTGCTACTATTATTCAGAAGTGCTCGAATCATTCTTTCTAGAAAAGATGTATCGTTTTCTGCTGTTGCAATTCCTAGCAGATATAGCAATGATTCAAGAAGTGTTTCGCCAAATCCATCTTCCACTGAACAATTAAACTTAGGATGTTTGATTATATTTTCACATAGGCCTCCCATTTTTTTAGATATAGCAGAAAAAATAAGTATTCTACCGCAACATTCGTAATTTACATTGAAGTTATCCCCACATTTTTTAATTAAGTCTATTGCAGACTTTTCATCACCATCATAAATGTACTTAAAAACTTTAATTTCATTAGTTTCTTCAAAATGGTTAAGTTCCATTCTAAAGACATTTTGGCTAGCAAAAGTTACATAGAATATGTTTCTTTTAGACATCGAGCCTTTAAGATAGACTTCTTTACCAATTTTCAAATTTTTAATAATTTCATCATAGTTTTTCCCAACTTTTTCTTTTTGAACCGTACATACTACATAATGGCCATCTGAGGAACATAGTAACGAGGTTGTCCAAATACGACCAAAAGAATTTGTTTCTTTTTTGGTTTCAACTTTTCCAACAACGCACATAGAGCCTATAATTGCATTGTCAACTACATTTTTTAATGTTTCTAATTTTTCCATGTTAAACTTGTTTTAAATAAAATAAACTTGTTTTACCGATGCAAATGTATGAAAAAAAATTGAATCTATCAAATATATTATTATATTTTAACATTACTTGATATTTATATACAAATAAACGTTTATTAATTATGAAAAAAGATTTTAAAAATATTCTAAATGAATTAAAAAGCTTGAAAGCACAGCTTACAGAAGACTATATTTTCAATGGTGAAGATGGTATGATGGATGACAGTATGGGTGCTGAAATGTCTCCAGAAATGGGCGCAGAACAACAGCCAGACCCAAGTATGGTTCAACCACAGCAACAGCAGATGATGGGTCAAGGCGATTCTGAGGAAGAAATCGCAATGCACGCCCAAGAGGTTATCCAACATGAGCCAATCATCGGTAAGATTAGAGAAACTGCAATTGAGGGTTTAAAGAAATACGCTGACCACCCTACTAGTTCACTTTATGAGTTCTTTAAGAAAGTGTTCCTAGAGAGTGATAAGGTATTAACTGATACTGGAAATAAGAAATAAAGCTATTGTAGAAATCCTAATATTAGCCAAGTAAAGAATATTTGCCAAAAATGTATACACTGGTCTGTACTTAGACTAATTTTAAGTTTATTGCATTTCAAGTCATCTACATAGTATAATATATTTTTTGCAAATATATAAAAAATAATTTGAAATAGCAAATGAGGATAGATTAATTTCTACCCTCATTTTTCCATGTATATACCAATGACCCACAATCGTATATTCGGTGTATTCCTTTTTCTTCCATTATTTCTTTTTCTGATTTTTCTGGGTCAAAACCTTCTTTAATCAATTCTGATTTTCTATATTTAAATCTATTTTTTCTATTATTGCCAATTATGTAATAGTAGTTTGGTTGTGAATGATGGGATAAAGTAAATCCCAATGCTTCATACATATTACCAATGCTCCATCTATAATCGCAGTAGGATGTTATTAGCGTTGGACTATAGTTTGTTATAAAATATTTAAATAGTTTACTTGCACCACCAACAATATTTGTATTAAGTTTATTACAAAAACGTAAGAGTTCATATTCATCTTCTAGTGATGTTTTTCTACCTAAATTGATTCTAGGTTTACCGATGCACATTAATGATACTAGTTCACCATCGTGATATAGTCCTAAATTTATTTGTGAATTAATATTTCCTTGTATATGATTTTTTTCTAAAAATTCTTTTTTTTCATTGTCATTAACATTTTGAATGATGCATTTTCTAGCATATATTTTATTTTCAGTTTTACCGATTATATTGCGTATAATGCTTTTAATAATTTCCTTTTTATTCATCCATTCATCTTCAAAGATGTGAACAAGTCGTATTCCTAATTTTTTACATTCTTCTGTTTTATTTAGATGATAATTTTTATCTTTAAATTCATCAGAGTGCCATTTTAATCCATTATATTCAATTCCTATGTTTAATTCTGGCATTAATATATCAATTTCTTTGTTATTGCTTAGTATACCTCTAATTTTAGTTTCAGTTTTAACACCAAAAGATTTAATGTAATCTTCAATTTCTTTCTCAGCAAGCGACATATTGTTGCCGCATATTGGACATCCGTGACCATTGAGGTGGTCATTCGCCCTTTGTGTAAAATCTCCGTGAATGGGGCAAGTTATTGTAAGCGATTCATATGTACCTTTATATTCTGTTTTATCATAAACGTATTTATTGTTGTGAATTTTCGAAGATTTTTCAATAAAATCATTTGTTGTTAACATCCTTTCTTTTGCTTTTTTAATGCCACTGCATTTTGGGCATCCTTGACCTAAAATATGCTTGCTAGGGGTTTGCCAGAATTCACCATGTTCTTTGCAGATTATACAAACCTTTTCATGCATTTTAGTAAATACGACTTTGGAATAATCATAGTTATCACCATGTTTCTCCTTAAACAGTTCTATAACCTCTTCAGTGTTTAATCCCCTACCACTGCATTTAGGACAACCTTGACCTAGTAGGTGATTCATTGGAGTCATCCAGAATGTTCCGTGTTTTAAGCAAAGTATTGGAACTTTTGTCATTGCATTAACATAAGAGTCTTTGTCGTATATGTATTTACCATCATGCAAAATAGTGGCACGTTTAATAAATGTATCGCCATCAGACCTAAATGTATCACCCCTTTTTATATTTGCACATTTTGGGCATCCTTGACCCCTTACATGACCTTGTGGTGTTTGCCAGAATTCGCCATGTTCTTTGCAGATAATACATACTTTTGTTAAACTATCAACATATTCCACTTTAGAATAGTCGTATTTTTCCCCATGTCTATTTTTTGCCTTTTCAATGAATTTCGCTTTTTTATCCACCATATTATGTTTCTTTTACTATTATAAATACTTTGCAAATATATAAAAAATATATTAAAATACCAAAAAAATATTAAAAAAATTAATATTTGTATATTTATATTAAAAAAATAAGAAAATAATAATAATCTAGATTAAAAAAATTAATATTTATGAGTGATTTACTTTTGAAAATGCCGCTCAACTATGAGCCGCTCAGGAAAAATAGATGGCTATTAAGATTCCCAGCCGATTTAGGTATTCAAGAGTGGTGGTGTCAGAGCGCAAAGCGTCCAACAATTAAGCAAGAGGGCAAGGCAATACCTTTCTTGAATACAGAGACATACGTTGTAGGACGTTATACTTGGGATGAGATTCAAGTAACATTGAGAGACCCAATCGGTCCTTCTGCTTCGCAAGCTGTAATGGAATGGGTACGTCTTCACTCTGAGTCCGTTACTGGCCGTCAAGGTTATGCGGCAGGTTATAAACGTGATGTTGAGCTTGAAATGCTAGACCCAACAGGTGTAGTTGTATCTAAATGGATTCTAAAGAACACAATGTGTACAGCAGCAGACTTCGGTGATTTGGATTATAGCCAGGATGACCTCGCCACCATTAGCTTGACACTCCGCTTCGATTATGCGATTTTGTGCTACTAATTGAGTATCAGCAAGTTACAGCGTTTCGTTAAAGTAATTTAGAGGTTAATCAAACAAAAAAGTTAAAGAAATTATAGCAATTTCTTGTAAATTAAGATATTTATTTATATATTTGCAAAAATAATATGTAAGTAAATATCTTTTTTTTTATGGGGTTAAAAAAACAAATTATACAGTTTAAAGATGGAGAACAAGTTGCAGTATACAATTCTGCAACGGATGCGGCAAATGCTATAGAATCCACTAAAAGCAACATATCTAAATGTTGTTTAGGTAAATTAAAACAAGTAAATGGTTTTACCTTTAAATATTCTAGCGAATTCACCAATCAGCAAAAAAATTATGGCGAATATAAATGCCCATATTGCGATAAAAGGTTTGAGACCTATAATGGGTTATGCAAACACATATTTAGGTATAAAGAGCATAGTGATTCTATTACTCAAGAGCAATTGCTAACTGATTACAAATATGGCGGTATTAGGCCAAAATGTAAATGTGGGTGCGGAGAATATACTGAAATAAGATATGACGGCGGTGTCCATTTTGCAGATTATATACGTGGTCATCATTCTAGGGTACATAATAATTGGGGTCATAATGAACAAGCAAAACTACATTCTGCCGAGACTAGAAGGAGGCAATATAAAAATGGGGAAAGAATACAATGGAATAAAGGTAAGTCTTGGGAAGAAACCTATACGGAAGATAAAATAAAAGAGTTGATAAAAAATTAGGCAATAACATCGCACTTGGCACAAAATAATCTCTTATACGTATGAAAGTTCAGCATTCGCTGGACTTTTTTCATATCTTTGCTATAGTTTAAGAAACAATAGCAATATGATTAATTTCAAGAAGTTCAACAGCGTTATCTCACTCACATCGTATTTCACCTCTGATGACAAATGCAAGCAAGCCATCATAGAGAGTCGTTGGGGTGTTGGTAAGGAACAAGACGTTGTTTGCCCTTATTGCGGTAAGCATCACTGCAAGATGTCAAAGAATGGACGTTTCCATTGCACAGAGTGCAACAAGAACTTTTCTTGCCTCGTTGGTACTATCTTTGAGAATACCAAGTTGCCACTCATCAAGTGGTTCTTGGCTATGTATTTTATCTCTTCTCATAAGAAGGGTATCAGTTCCTATCAACTTGCAAGGAACATTGAGGTAACTCAGAATACAGCCTGGTATATGCTTCAGAAGGTGCGTCTGCTCTACCCTCAGAGTGACGCAGATTCATTTGAAGGCACTGTGGAGTGTGACGAGGTATACATCGGTGGCAAGGAGAAATGGAAGCACAAGTCAATGCGTACCCCCAAGACCCAAGGTCGTTCCACGAAGACCAAGACACCAGTCTTCGGTATGATGGAGCGTAGCACCTTTGAGAATGAGAAGGGTGAGATTGAGAACATCACCTATGTTCACGCATTCGTTGTGGAGAACACGAATAGGGATACATTGCAGCCTATCATTCAGCAGTTTGTTGCTGATAGTTCAAGAGTCATCACTGATGAACTATCAGCCTATAATGGGCTTGCTGAGTTGGGTTATACCCATGCTGTTGTTGCTCACGGTGCTGAAGAGTATGCCAATGGTGACGTATTCACCAACAGCATTGAGGGCTTTTGGAGTCATTTCAGACGTATGATTGTCGGCTGCTATCACGATGTATCTGACGAACACCTTCAGCACTACATTGACGAGGCAGTGTATCGTTGGAATACAAGAAAAATGAGCGAATCAGAACGATTCGCCCATATGTTTGACAAGTCCATTGGCTTGGTTCGTAAGTGGTCTGAAATCAGAGTTGGGTTGATGGCTGCTTAAAAGAATGGATATTCTGTTGGTCTATCCCATATTTTATAACTACCTCCAAGGTCAGGATGCCTAACAAAATCATCTACGGCTTCTTGTGTCATTTTGAATGATTGCAGTATCTTATTGACTCCTTCGCCTTCCATATCATATCTTCCTTCTAAACTATATTCAAAATCAGACATTGCTTGAAGCAAGTTTTCATATGCTTGTTTCAAGAATGGTCTTCTTTCACCTTCTTTTAACACTCTATTAACCGACTCTTTCACAATTCTATGAAGGTCACTTTCTGTTAATCTAATTAGTTTCTTATTCATATTATAATACGTATTAATTCATTATTTTAATAATAAATATCACTATAGGTAAAAAAATGCAGTCATTTCTGACTGCATTTAACATATAGTTGTGCCAACTGCAATGTTATTGCCAAAAATTATTCTGATGAAAGCAGAAATAGTAAAATAGCGGCTAAACTTAAAGGTGTGCCAAAATCTAAAGAACACGCTGAAAAATGCAGACAAAACGGTAGAAGCGAAAATTCTATTCTAAAAAATAGGGAGAAAATGTATAGAATGTTAACAGAAACAGAATTTTCTTTATCATCTAAAAAAGAAAAAGAATTTATAGAATATTGTATTAAACCGTTAGGGATTGATTACGATACCCAGTATTATTTGAAAGACATCCATCATTATTGTGATGTATATATTCCTAGTAAAAATATGATTATTGAGTTTCAAGGTGACTATTGGCATGGAAACCCTAATAAATATTCTAATGATAAACTTAGTGAATACCAAAAGAAAAAAGTTACTAAGGATAATGAGTTGAGAGAATATTGCAGTGAAAATGGAATTAATCTTATAGAGATATGGGAGTCAGATTATGATAAAGATTGTAGTGGTGTTAAAGTGTTATTAGAAGAGCAGTTAAAACAAAAATAGGATTCTAGTTGTTAGAATCCTATTTTTTTATTACTTTTCTTTTTATTACCATTATCTTCAGTATGGTATATCTGAGCCAATGTCATACCTTCTGTGGCAGTTGGCATCAATTCCTTTGTCTTATCGAGCGTAAGTTTCTTAAACTCGTATATGAGTGAAAGTCTACCCTCTCTCAATACTGCTTGGTCAATCTTTGACTTCGGACAGTTGAATGTGCAAATGAACTTGATACCGAAAGCCTCTCCGATGATACCATCTGTTAGGTTAAGTATTGAGTTAAGGAACTTATTACCATCATTTCTATCTGTAAATAGCTTTTCACAGTCCTCAATAATCAATACGTGGTGTTTATGCTCACTTAGGAATTCAAATATTTTTCCATCACTGAATGATGTAAGAAGATTGAAATCAAAATAGATAAACTCAACGGTTGGGTTATCGTATATGAGTTTCTTAATGATAGAGGTTTTACCAGTACCTGGGTCTCCATGCAACAGTATCAGTTCTTCCTCTTCTGAGTTAACGAGTTTTGTTAACGTATCGTATGGAAGGTCATCATTATAGTTTTTCTCTATATCGCAATCGAATGGTTTGATTTCAAGCTTTTCTTTTTTGATTCCATAGTTTCCATTTGTACAGATGGTAAGGTTATTTTGCTTTTTGTCTGATGGTATTTCAACAGCGCATTGGTTGAAGAATCCTTCTATTTCATCTTTATCTTTGCTATTGTATAGATAGAGTGTCACACTTAATATTTTAGCAACGTTTGCGCTATCTCTTCCTCTTCCGTAGACTTCTATAAGTCCATAGTCTGTGAATATGTATGCCGTTCCGTTGAAGAATACATAATTTTTCATATTCCTAACAGTATCAATATAGGAATACTCTTTATACATATATTCACTTAGATATTCAAGGTCAAGTTCTTTTGAGAGTTCGTTGCCATTGATTGTAGAATCCACAAAGGCAATTTTATCCTTTGCTTTAGAGTACTTACCGCTATACTTATATCCAAGGTTGTTACCATATATATGCATGATAAATGTCTCCACAATTGAAAATCCACTTTCCATTTCAGCGGTATTCATTTGTGACTCCATAGATAGTAAGTATTTGGTATAGTTGTCGTAATACTTTTTGTAGTTATTGAACATATTTTTGAAATATTGATTTTTGCAAATATATTAAAAGTAATTTAATTACCCAAATATCTTTTGTTTTTTTAACTTTTTTTTATTTTTTATAAAAGAAATTATATTATGAAAGTAGCATTGTGCTGTATTGGTAGATTAGAAAACAGATACATTAGGGAATATGTTGGTTTTTATTTGGGTATCGGTGTAGATAAGATATTCTTATACGACAACAATTATGACGGAGAGGAATATTTTGAAGCTGTGATTGGTGACTATATATATCAAGGTTCTGTTGAGGTAATAAACTACAGAAATAGAGAAAGATGCCAAGTGGCAGCATATCAAGATTGTTATGACAAGCATGGCTATGAATATGACTGGATGTGCTTTTTTGATATAGATGAGTTTATTCTATTTGAAAAAGAAAAAAATTTGAAGGATTTATTGAACTACGATATTTATCAAAATTATGACATGATACATATAAATTGGTTATGTTATGGGGATAATGGTCTTGTTAAATATGAAAATAAACCAGTTTTAGAAAGATTTGTTAAACCTATTAATCCATTTACTTTTAGAAAAAATTATCAATTTCCTGAAAATTGCCATGTTAAATCAATCATTAAGGGTGGTCTTGAAAAAGTAATGTGGAATGGTACACCTCACACACCAACTAATAATTTAAAGTGCTGTGATTCAAAAGGAAATGTCTGTGATTCTTCAAGTCCTTTTTTAAATCCAATAGTTTATAAAAATTTTTGCTTAAGGCATTATACAACAAAAACAATTGAAGAATATAGAGATTTAAAGATTAAAAGGGGATACCCAGACGGAAATAAAGATTTTTTCAAGAAAAATGACTGGGTTGATGAATTTTTCAAATATAATGAAAAAACTCTAGAAAAATTGAAGTTTTTGAATGCGGAGGAAAAAAATAACCTTGACATATTTATTTGTACTCATAAAGATTTTAAGCAAATATATAATAATGAAGTATATAAAGTGATTGATTCTAGAAATATCAATGAAAAATATCACGGTTTAGATGATAAGTTTTGGTCTGAATTATCTTCATTTTTTTATGTGTCAGATAATATGGAGTTAAAAGATTATGTAGGATTTTGTCATTATAGGAGATATTTCGGTTTTGGTGACGATATTCCACATATTGACGAAGTGTTTAAAGATTGTGATGTTATAATGTGTGAGCCATTAAAATTTAAGCACAATATTTTTAGGCAATATTCAATATGTCATAATATAGAAGATTTAGATATTGTTGGTGATATTGTGAAAAGGAAAGCACCAGAATATTATAAAGCTTTTGAATCGTTTATCGATGGAAATATATTTTTTCCTTGTAATATGTTTATAATGAAAAAGGCTGATTTTATAGAATATATTAATTTTATCAAAAAAATTATGTATGAATATTTAGATATTATTGGTACTGATATTAATAAAAGAATTGATGATAATAAAGATAAGTATATAAAGTCATTTAGCCCTAATGATACTGCTGAATATCAGTATAGGATTGGTGGGTATTTAGCAGAAAGACTTACAAATGTTTTTGTATTAAAAACATTTGAACGAGTTAAAACGTATAAAATGATAATAACAGAACAAAAATATAATAAAAATGAGTAACAGCACAAAAGCAAAAGATAGTAGTTATCTAAAGAATCTCTTGAATATGAGGATTAATGAGTATAAGATGCTCAATGCAACATTATGTGAAATGATTGGAAGGAATTCTTCAAAACAAGTTATTGATTCCATGAAATCAGAATTGGACGGTATTATGTCTGAAATAGAAAACATTAACAAAGATTTGGAGAAGATTAAAAACGGAGAAAAAGAGGTTATTTATACTTATTATGATAAAAACGTGGAAGAGAAGAAAAACAAGGGGTTCTATGATTCCATAGTTAAGCAGACCAAGGCTTGTGAGTTCGTTGAGGCAGAAGAGATGAAGAAGAATGGTAAGAAATATAACTATGAAAATATTTACAAGCAAGTAAAGAAAGAATATAATGATGAATTGGTTGAGAAGAAGAATGATTGTCAACTAACCAAGAAGTTTGTTGAGGATTTGAGAAATACGGTCGATTCAAGACTACAAGCAAACAGATTCTTGGTTGACTTAAAAGACCCACTCAGCATTCCAGAAATTATGGTTAGGTCAATTTCATTTGACCCAAATGAGAATATGGTATCAGTTTGTATATATGATTTTGTGACAGATTTCAATGGACAGAAGTATCCAATTCTTCAAGTGTTGAAATACGCACCTAATTCATTTAATTTTACAGTTAAGCACTTAGAGGCTGATGGTAAGGTTATGTATACAGAAAAATATTCTAGATGTCACTTGATGAAGATTTACAGAGACCCAATTGACTATGCTAGTGACGATTTTTCAAAGATTCAACTATTTATTAGCTACCAGAACGTAGAGTATGAAACAAGTAAGTAATAAGGGTAAAACCTTAGTGAGCAAACCAAAAAAGAAGCGTACAGTCTCGAAAGTCAAAAAAACGACTAGAAGGGTTGTACGTATACACCCTAAATTTGGAACATCAAAATTAGAGGAAGATTTTGCAAAAGACTTTTTAGACAAACTTAAAGTGAGGTATATTTATCAGTTTGAAGCAAAAGATATTGGGAGATTCTACGATTTTTATCTCCCAGAACATAACCTCATCATCGAGTGTGATGGTAGTTATTATCATTCAGACCCTAGATTAGTTAAAGAGGAAGATATGAATCCAATGCAGAAGCATAACAAGAGAGTTGATGAATATAAAGACAAATGGGCTTTGATGCATGGGATACCAATTATGAGAATCTGGGAAAAAGATATTCGTGAAGACCCTAAAATGGTTATGAATGAATTAAAAAAGAGGTTATATAAAGAAACAGAAAAAAAGGCTCTTATTGAGAAGAAAAATAAGAGACATATTAATAAAATAAAATAAACTATATTTATTGTGGAAGTTACGTTGTACATGCCTTATTATGATTACAATGATGGTTCTTTCGATGTAAATAATAATTATTATGACGAAAATGAGTACATTGAGGCAGTGTCAAAAGAATATAATAAGAACAAAGACATTATTTACAACGCTGTTTACGAAAGAGAGAACGGTGGAGGCGGTTTAATAGGTGGTGATGGGCAAACATACAAGTTTGGCGCAAACACGGCTCAGAAGGAAGAGAAAGTGGCTTATTCGAGCTGTAATGGTATCGTATATGACGAGAATGGAAACGATGATACAGTTGACAGCTTGATTACACACTTTGTAGACCAGAAACCCTTTATAGAAATGTTTGAATTTGACGATAACACTAGTGAGGAAGAATTTATCGCAGAGGTGTCATTATGGGTTAAAGAGCATAATGCAATCAACAAATACAAAGACTATAAAGGAGAAGAATGGGCTTGGGTAAAAGAGCCTAAGAGAAATGTAAAAATGCATTTCGTAAATAAAGCTGGTGAAGACATATATGCAATTCTAGAGAATTGTAAGATTATGGATATTGTTGATGACAACTCCATGATTGTATTCATTGAGAAACTAAGATTAATAGATGAAATATAATGAGTTATGGCAAAAAAGAAACTAACTGAAGAGCAAGAGAACGAAATCAAGACTCTTTTGGAAAACAACAAAATGTTGGAAAAGACTAAGAAGGAAGCTGAGAGCAGAGGTAAAACCCAGTCTGTAAAGCAGATTGAGAGAGCACAGCAAGAGGTTATTGACCATATCAATAGCATTGACCCAACTGTACTTGGAGCAAGCAAGAAAACAACATCTTTATCAAGTAATAAGAAGGTTGTGAACCAGACAAATTTGTTCCAAGATACTGATATGTCAATATTTGATATATTGGAAGAGAATGAGAGGTCTAGAAATGAGGAGAAAGAACTTGAAGTCGCTGAATCACAAGATAATGAGGTTGATGAATATGATATGACACCTAGTGAGACAACTGTTGCTGATAAATCCAATTTTAATGATATTGACTCAAGTTTAAAATATGATATAATTCAGTTACCTAGTAATGGGCAGTGCTATAGAAATAAAATTGATAGAGTTCCAGTAGCTTTTTTAACTGCTTATGATGAAAACATTATCACATCACCAAACTTGTATAAGGATGGTCTTGTCATTGACTATTTGCTTAAATCCAAGGTTGTTAACAGTGAAATCAATGTTGAAGATTTGGTTAGCGGTGATGCTGATGCGATTATATTGTATTTGAGGGCAACAAGCTATGGACCAGATTTCCCAATCGTTGTCAGTGACCCAGATACTGGAGAACAAATTGATACAACAATTGATTTAACTAAGCTTAAGCCTAGGGATTTTAAATTGGTTGGCGATGAAAACGGACACTTTGAATATACTACACCTATTTTGAAGGATAAGATTAAGTTCAGATATTTGACTAGAAAACAAGAGAGACAACTTAGACAAGTGACTGAACTTGAAGGTTATGGAACAAAGGCTATGATGCTAGCTAGGGAAAGCGAATCGTTAAAAGCTGCATTGATGAACGATAAGTATGTTAATGAAAATGATAAGAAAGTAATTAGAGCAGCAATCGCAGCAATGGATAAATGGTCAAAGAAGTTGAAAGAAGTCAATAATTCTGAATTTACCAAGATTATGACCAATAATATGCAATTGCAGATTGTTGCGGTAAATGGTAATTATGACAGAGAATACATTAGGAAATATATTAATCAGATGCCAGCTAGAGATTCATTGATGTTGAGAAAATATATTAATGACAACAGACCTGGAATTAATTTTGACATTGAAGTTGAAAGACCAGAGAGTCTTGGAGGTGGCTCATTCAAGACCTTTCTTAACTGGGACGATTCTGTTTTCCTCAATATCTCCGATGTATGAGAGAAACCTTAAAGATGAGTTATTTGCTTGCCATATGTATGTGAAGATACCGTTTGATGTGCTTGAGAAGATGCCAATAATGGATAGAAAATACTATATTGACAAGTACATTGAATATGTAAATGCAAGAAATGATGCAATGAATAACGGTGGAAGTTCTTCTTCAAACAGCAATATATCCAATTACACTAGTATGAGTCAAGGGCTTGATGGTAATGATATTGCAGAGGAAATAGGGCTAATATAAGGCAAAAAACGCTCAAGGATTTGTACCTTGGGCGTTTTGGTTTTGTTGTTGTGCGGTTTGCACCATACTAGTATATTCTTGATTTAATTGATATAAAATTTGTATTATATTGTTAATCACGTTTCCTTTGATGTTTTGGTTTAATTGATACCTAATGCATTGATTTTCCCAACTAGGAAGATTTCTTAATAACTCTGACAATTTAACAGATGGTAAGGTATTTTGGTTAACTCCATTAATTGTTTTACCATTATACATACCACTTCTTCCTCTAGTTAGAAAGTTTTTCGTCTTATAATATCCTCTCACTGCATCATTCCAAAAATTACCTCCTAATTCTGGTGGAACATTTATTCCCCAATTACTTAAGCCTTCATTCAAACTGTTTGCTTGAACACACCTGTTTATTGCATGAATTATTTGTATGCAATATTTCATAAAGTTCATAGTAACTTGTTTGATTTGTGGCTGCAAACTATCAATGTTTTGCATTTGGTTTAAATAACCGTTTATTGTGTTTGCATATCTTGATAGATTACTTACGTTTTCGTTTATAATAAATCTACCTATTTCTTCTCGTATAATTGATTTGATTTTGTTCATAAAAAAAACTTTGTTCCAATATAAATATCAGAACAAAGTACAAAGTTTGAACATAAAATTTGAATTCCCTTTTTTTATTTTAAAATCGCTTAAATCAATGGTTTTTGTGATATTGAAGCCATATTTTGTATTAAATTCTTTAGCCATTTTTTTGAATTCATTTCCGTGTGTGCATCTGTTGTCCAAGCCAACGTATAATAAGTAGTAATGAATCATTTCATGCATCATTATGTTCCTAAATTGTTCCTCAGTATAGTCATAGTTGCCACTTACTTCTATTGTTTCGTTGTAATAGTCACCATATTCGTCAACATCACAGTGAAAATAGCCCAACGTCCTATATGAATTGGATATTTTGAATTGTGGTATAGGAAGAATACCATTAAAGTATTTCTCGTTGTTGCAATGGAACGATGCCAAAAGATTAACCTCACTTACTACCATACCAAGCTAGCCATAAAATGATTAAATATAAAATACCATATCCAATTATTGCGCCTATTATCCTACATACAATATGCAGTAGGAATTCCCCAACAGAATTGAATTCCCAAATAATGCCTTTCCATTCTTGATAAAATCTCATAGTTTATTTGTTTTTTATTGTTTCTTGATGCAAAGGTACGAAATATTTTTAAATTAGCAAAATAAATAATGTTAAAAAATGTAAATACGCCTATTTATATAGTAAATTAATCAATAAAATTTTTTAAAATTTATTATATATATGCCACAAGCATTATTAGCAATATTTACACAGATAGCAAGCGTTATTGGAGGGGCTTTAAATGGAGCGTTAGGAACAGCTATATCTATGATGCAAGCTGGCACTAAAGCAGCATTACAATTTCACCAAGAAGGTATTTCATTAGCTAGAGATTTAGGTATGGGCTTAAATCAAGCTAACGCTTATACTAAAGTATTAACTGAAAGAACACAAGTTTTAGCCCAAAAATATGGCGTAGCTTCTTCAGCTATTACAGCAGTACAAAGAAATATTTCAGAAACAACAGGAAAACAGCTAATATTAAATGATGCCCAAGCTGAAGGATTTGTGCAAGCTAATAAACTTGTTGGACAAGAAACCACTAACAAGTTTATGGATACCATAATGAATGGTATGGGTGGGCAAGTTAGTGCTGTACAAGGTGCAATATCAAAGGCATATGCAACTGCTTCAAAGCAAGGCTTAAATGCTCAAAAATTTAGTAAAAAAATAGCTGAAAACCTTTCAATGGCAAACCGTTTAAACTTCAGAAACGGTGTTGATGGGATTACTAGAATGGCGGCAATGGCTGAAAAATTCGGACTTAGTATGAAGTCTGTAGAAACAGCCGCTGGACAGTTCATGGAACTTGACAGTGCTATTGAACATTCAGCACATTTGCAGATGCTTGGTGGCAGTATAGGTGCTTCGTTTGGCAATCCTTTGCAAAATGCTTATGAATCAATGTACGACCCAGAGGCATTTGCCAAGAGGATGGAGGACGCAATGAAAGGCATGGCAACCTTTGACACCAAAAAAGGTTATGCAACCATGAGCGCAATGAACCAAGAAATTCTTAGAAATTATGCAAAGGAGATGGGTCTTAATGCTGAAGAGGTCGTTGCTAATGCCAAGAAGATGGCTGAAGTTAGGTATAAGGAAAAAGAATTTGGTGGGAGTAAACTTAATGGGCTTGGATTAAGTGAAGAACAAAAGAATTTCCTTATTAACAATGGGCAAGTTAAAAATGGTCAATTATATTACACTGATTCTCATGGTAAAGAACATAATGTAAGTTCTGGCGATGTTGATAGTAATTTAATTAACGAAATGATGCAGTTTAGTAATATGTCAGATTCAGACATATTAAAAGACCAAGCTTCACATTTAAAAAGTATTGATGAAACAATTACTGGAAATGCTTCATCTGTTGTTGCTTCATTTGCAAAGGGTTTAGAATTAGATAAAAATGCTCAGAATATTATCCAAAATATTGACAAGGTTGGGACTAATTTACAAGGAGTTGCTGAAAATTTAGGAAAAGGAGCTAACGAAGTATTAAGCAAAATACTTGATTGGATTAATAAAAATGGTCCTTTTTTAAAGAGTATTGCAGACGGTATTAGAGGTGTGTCTAAGTTTTTAGCTGACAATTGGGGCAAATTATTAATAGCAATAGCTGGATGGAAAATGCTTATTAAGCCAGCACTTGGAGCAAATTTAGGTGGAAACACAACAGTTGGTGGAAAACTTGCATCAAAAGCATTAGGTGGTATTTGGAAAGGTTTAAAAGCTGGAGCAAAAGGTTTTTGGAGTCCAACAAGGGATATGTATAAATATGGCTATACTGATGCTAGAATAGGTGGAAGTGGAAAAATAATGTCAGCAATTAAAGCCCCATTTAAAGGGTTTCAATATTTAACAAAAGCCCAAAAATTAACAAGCATTGGTGGTGCTGCTCTTGGAGTTGGAATTTCTGCTGCACAAGGTATTATGGCTCAATCTGCATATAGAGACCAACTTGATGCAATAAATAGAGGTGAATGGGATAGAAGTAGATATAAAACCAAGGAAGAAGCTATGGCTGGAGCACAGACAGAAAGGAATGAAAGTGTAGGCGGTGCTGTAGGCAGTGGCGTAGGTACTGTAATTGGAACAATTCTTGGTGGACCAGTTGGTGCTATGATTGGTGGTGCAATTGGTAAATTTGCTGGCGAATATATTGGTAAGAATTGGACTAAAATTACTGATTGGTTTTCTAAAGGATGGAATAAAGTTGTAAACTACTTTACCTCTATTAATTGGGGTAAAGTCGGTGAAACTTTAATAAGTACATTTTTACCTCCAGTTGGTGCAATAATACAAGTTGTTAAGCATTGGGATGAAATATCTACTTGGTTTAGTGAAAAATGGGATGGTGCTATGAGTCAACTTAGTGTTTTGTGGCAAGATATTAAAAATGGGTGGAGCACTTATATAGAACAACCTTTCAAGGAATATGTATTACAGCCAATTAAAGACGTTGTTAAATGGACAGATGAAAATATTTTACAACCTGTTAAGAGCTTCTTTGCTAAAGTTAAAGAGGGATGGGATAAATTAATGGGTGGTATACAAAAATTCCTAGATGACCCTTGGGGTAGCATTAAACAAGGTGCAAAAAACACATATGAAGATGCGAAAGGTTGGGTTAAAGAAAAATGGAATGCCGCAAAAGGTTGGGCTGAAGGTTTGTTTAGTGAGAAACACGCTAGTGGTGGCATTGTTGGTGGTAATTCATACAGTGGTGATAGAATATTAACTGGTCTTAACAGTGGTGAGATGGTATTGAATAAAGACCAGCAAGCACAGTTATTCAGTTTCATCAATAATGCGTCTAGCATTTTAACTAAGATTGGTTCTTCAAATGGTGTGTCTTATTATACTGCTTCTAGTAGTAAAATGTCAAATGTTTCGTCTAATGTTACTGATAATACTATTAATAGTATTTTATCCACCATTTTCAACAGTAATTCCAACATTGTATCTACTGCATTGAATACCAACAATAATATAAAGACGATTCCTTTTGGTGAGAATAGTTTTAAAAGGATACCAAAGAGTACTGATTCAACAAATGGTTTTAATGGTGTAAATGAGATTAAAATGAATGATTTCAATATTTCATTAAATGGAACAATCAAGCTTGATGGTGGGAACTCATTAAAGAATATCGACATAAACAAGTTGTTGGAAGATTCAACGTTTATATCAGCACTTAAGGAGAATATAAGGGAATCAATAAATCGTGAAATACATAATGGTAGGATAATGATTGATGCTTCATATATGAGAGGTCTACCATCCCCATCTACAACTTGGGGAAAAATATAACTATTTGTTTAAATAACGGAAAATATTTTTTATTATTTATATATGGGTGGTGTTGTAAAAAAACTAGGGCAGTCAATTAAGGAATACGGTAAGTCGATACCAAGTTCCTTAATACATGGGACTAGAGATTTGCTTGCTAGCAGTGATTTTATATCAAGGACTATAGGAATGAATAATTCATATGAGGATATCATGTTTATTGTTCAGTCCCTTGGTCGTGAGCCAATCAGTTTGCTTGGCAAGGATTATTTGTTTATATTTGACCATGTTAGGAGAAACTATAACATGGGGACAAATGTAATAAACCAAGAATACATGTGTCCTAAGTTTACTTTTTACAAGGAGAAGCCTACAGTGAGGTTTGCTAACCCTTATAATGACCCAATGAACTTGTTGGATAGGTGGATTCCAAATGTTAATTTCGAAAAGACATCTGAAAGGAACATATTATATTCATATGCCGAATCTGATTATGGTTATACAAACAACAAGGAAATATCAGCAACGTATGATATTGAGAATGCAAATCCTGGAGTTAATTTTGGTGGAATAAGCAGTTTTGCAAATACCCTTACCACTTGTGACATGATTAAAAAGACGAATGACAATTTCAATCATGGCAAGTATAAGACTCTTATTGCTAGGTTTAACACCAATTCTATGGATTCCAAGGATAAGAATGATATTACACAGACAGCTATATCTGAGAGATATGGTATGTCTCATGGCAGAAACTTGTTATCAACCAAAAAGGATAATAGTAATGGCTATGATAACCCATATTGTAGGGTATGGACATATCACCATCAATATAACCAGTTATCTAGAGCAATAAGACCATTTGGTCATATTGAATCCCAAGAAGGGCTAGAAAATAATGAAAGAAGTGGGAACTATGAAACAGTAGGTTTCCGTACATTGGAAGACAAGGAATTTGGGTTTGATGGTGGAAGCAAGAGGTTGGATAATTATGGCGTCCTTAATTATAAAAATGGTTTGGTAAATATTGCTCCAACAGCCAAAATAAAATATTTTGAAGATGAAGAAAAGACTAGCAAAGAAGTTACGATTAAGAAGTGTATGTTTTCCATCGAAAACCTAGCTTGGAGGTCTGAAAACGTCATTATGAATGAATATGATAAGTTTGGATTGTCAGCAGAGCAAAAAGGCCCTCTTGGCGGGCGTATAATGTGGTTTCCACCATATGATTTGACATGCAGTGAAGATGTGAATGTAAATTGGAATCAAAACCAATTCATAGGAAGGGGAGAAAAGATTTACACGTATACTGACACGGAGAGAAGGGGTAACTTAAGTTTTACTTTACTTATTGACCACCCGTCAATACTTGATTATTGGAATGGTCATAAGCGTAATGGCATGAAAAATAAAAATGCTGAATTAATACCTGGAAATGGTGGTGGTGTAGATGAACCAAACAACCAAGAAAACACGTTATTGAGGTTTTTTGCTGGTTGTGATATTCTTTCTGCTATACCTCAAGAATTTAAATTAAAAAATAGGAAGCCAGAAATGGTAGAAGACCCAATTGAGCCGAAGAATGATTCTGTTCCAGATACTGATACGCATCCTCAAACAGTTAAGAAAAAAACGTTACATTGTGTTCTTTATTTCCCGAACAATTATAGTGGCATTGATGACTTGCCAAATGGTAGTGGGGTGGTTAATGCCATATATTATTTAATGAATGGTATTGGCGCTCAGAAGTATGTTGATACTGATTTGATGCCAAAGGACATTCCAACTCAGATTGATTCTGCTCCAAAAGGTTCTGGTTCTGGTCATGGAGGTTATGAAATAAATGGAAACATATCCATTACTAGCAGTAATCTAGACCCGTCATACCAAACAATTGTAAGCACATATGCTGATACAGTTACAAAAGATAGAAAGGCTCAATATCTTACTAGTAGTTCTGGTACTAGATATCTAGTATTATATGGTGATAATTTTTACACATTGGCTAAAATGGTTAGTCCAGATGCAATGTCAATGGGTAGTGCAAATGACATGAAGAATCTAACTAGCAAAGACCATTTATGGTATCGTGGTCGTTGGTATTATAGGGTTGATAATGCATATGTTTCTGATAAATTATCAGATACAGATAGTTATGTTGACACCAAATGTTACAATTTAAATAGTAAAATGGGATATGAGCTATTGAAGAAGCATTCAAATGCTATGGAAGAATTTGGTTTGAAAAATTCTGATAGTAGTACCACGTTGGTTAGTTTTGCTGATATGTTTGTTGCGCTTGAGGGTGATAAGGTCAAGTCAGTAATTGGTTCTAGCAATGTTTCTCAAGATAACGTAAATATAATTACTGATATAATTAAAAACAAAGATAAGTACAACATTTCTATAAGATTTGAAGGTCATGCATCTGGACAAGGAACAAACTCATCTAATAATGTGTTATCATATAATAGAGCTTTAACTCTGAAGAGGTGGATGCAAGATAAAGGCTTTCCAAATGCTGAAAATGGTTCTATATCTTCTAAGAGGCAAGAGAAGAATAGTATAATAAATAGTGGTGACAATAATGGTGAGCTTACAAAGATTTGGAGAAGTGCATCTGTAATTATAGAATATGAAGAAACAGAAGTGAAAAATGCTTCATTTGCTGAAGATTCTGTTTTTGAAGAAGGTAAAAATGATATAAAAACTGGAGCGCCATTAGCCAAGGTGGACAGAGCTAAGATAGAAAATGGAATTTCTAGCAAAAAAATAGGATTGGAAAAGATTGGTGTTCAAGCTATTTCTGGAGAGTCTTGGCTAGATGTCAATCAGAAGAACAGTAATACATTAGATAGGTTAAATAGTATAACTAATGAAACAAATCCATTAAAAACATCTGATAATAACGAAACCAATACTGCTAATGTTAAGAGTGATGTTGTTGATAGGTATGACAATGAAGGTGAGTTCTTTGAATTGCTTGAAAGGAATGACCCGATGATGCATCACTTAATAACTGATAAGATAAGGTATTTTGACCCAGCATTTCATTCAATATCTCCAGAAGGATTTAATGCTAGACTTACTTTCTTGCATCAATGTACTAGACAAGGTTCTACTGTTGGTGCTTCAGACGGTCAGTTAAGTAGTACTGCATACAATTTATCATTTGGAAGACCACCAGTTTGTGTATTAAGATTGGGTGATTTTTATTATACTAAAATAATAATAAATTCAATGTCGATTCAGTATGAGCAGCCATTATGGGATTTAAATCCAGAAGGAATTGGTGTAATGCCAATGTTTGCAAAAATAACATTGAACTTTGTATTCTTAGGAGGCAGTGACCTTGCTGGTCCTATTGCACGTCTCCAAGATGCTGTTTCATTCAATTATTATGCTAATACAGGTGTATATGACAACCGTGCTGAAATGGTACAGTATGACCCAGACGGAAGTGGTCGTGAGGTTAAATTTAAGCCATTCTCATATCCAAATATGCTACATGGTATTAAAGCTAAGAAAAAAAGGAAAGCAGTAATTGATATATCAGTACAAAATGGTGATAAAACAATTGGTAATATTAGTGGGTCATATGACAAACTTGATTCAGAAGGATATGGGTATGAGATTAATAATAAGTAAGTAAATTGTTGATTTTAATAACAAATATGGCATACAGTAGATATAAATCTTTCATAGTGGACGGTACTTTTCTTAAAGTACCGTTCATTGAAGTTCCGACTTCAGATAGTGATTTTTATGTATATTATGAAGTTGGTAAAACTAGGCTTGATTTATTGTCATATCAATATTATGGAGACCCTAACTATGGCTGGCTTATACTCCAAGCAAATCCAAAAGTAGGCTCTCTTGAATTTAAGATAGATGACAAAGAGAAGTTACGAATCCCATACCCATTAGAGAATGCAATACAAGGGTATGAAAATAACATTAGGAATTATAATAATTTATATGGTTTAAAACAATAGCGCATGGCACATCATTCAATGGTCAACTATGTTGAGCCTAATATCTCGTCAGTTGGGGAATTTAAGGCGTATAATTCTAATACAATTCCTTGGAAGTCCAAAGATGATGATTATTCTAGAACTCCTAGACTTGAGGACTATTCCATATATTTCAACATAGAGGTTGAAGTATGTGGAAGGGAAAACATTTCAGCCAACAAGACGATAGCAAACGAAGTCTTAATAATGTCCTATAGGACTAAGGTTGGGGAAAGTGGCTCTACTGTAAATTTCATGGGTGGGACGAAAGTTAAGTGTGGTGATTCAAAGAATACTGAAATCCCATATTTGACAACAAATTATTCTGATATGTACGTTGGTGATTTAATTGACTATGGCACTACAGAAATGATTGGTGTAAAGTCTGTTGATGTGGAATACGTAAATGCTTGTGTGCCAACAATAACGGTTAAGTTCACTGATGTAAGGGGTTTATCATTATTTCAGCCAACAGAATTAAGTAGAACAAATGCGTATCAAGGTATAGCTGGTATAAATTCAGATAATGTAGCACAGTCTTTCTTTCAATGTTTTTTCAGAATACCAATGCCAAAGTTTACCATAACTATAAAAGGGTTTTATGGTAAACCAGTTACGTATGAGGTTATGTGTGATAAGTTTGACACCAAATTCAATTCCAATACTGGCGATTTTGACATTACAACAAGGTTTATTGGATATAGTTATTCATTTTTGACTGATATTTCAATTGATGCATTGCTTGCTGCTCCTTACTCAGATTATTGCGGTAAGAATGGAAATTATAATGCATATTGGGATAGACAAAAGAAATCTGGCCATTTTACCATTTGGAACAAGGAAAAAACCGAAAGGATGGAAATGCCAACATTGTTTGAGATTTGGCAAGAAATGCAGAGTTTGCTAAGTAAACCTATAAGCGTTGAAACAGCAATTACTGATGAAGAAAATACTCATGAAGAAGAAATTGAAAAACTCACTAATATCAAGTCATTGTATCAAACGTGGTATAAATCATTGTTCAATATATGCTGTGAGAAGTATGGGAAAGATTATTGTTTTTTATTTAAAAGAAAGACTAATAATGATGAATACAACAGAATAATAATATTAGCCAAAGATGATTCCGCATTTTCATTAGATGGTGATTATGAACAATATCCAGATAGTTTCAAAAAGTTGAATAAAGATTTGCATGCAGCAATAGAAAATTTCAACAAAGATGATAGGAATTTCAAAAAATTAGAAAACGTAAGCATTGATTTTGGGGATTATATTTTGAATCCTCTTTTTAAGAGAACAGAAGTTGGCAAGAAAAATCAAGTTGTATTTTATGGCTTTGATGAAAATTGTAAAATTCCAGAATCAGAAGTAATCAGAAATGTGTTTTATGGTGTTAACTATGATAATACTAGCGGTACTACTAGTGATATAAATGAAAAATACATAAAACATAAAAAGCATATCTTAAATACTATATATAATGACGGAGAAGAGCAATATATTAAATGTTATGCGATTAATCAAGATTATAGTGACATAACAGATAGGATAAAAGACCTTCAGATAGATGCCAACGTAAATGAAAAGGAAAAGTTAAAGAGGAAGAAGATAAAGGAAATTAATAAGGAAATGTTCAGCAGAATGATTTGGTATCCAACTGTTGAAAATTTCACTAGAATAGTTATTGCCCATTTGGAGACGTTGATGTATCTGATGTATACAACAGTATCAAATTGTGAAGGTAGAAAAGCTAGTGAACTTGGTGTAACAACTGGTCCAAATGGTATTTGCATAGATGTTAATTCCGCAAAAGATGTAGTACCTCCATTCCCTCGTGTCACAAAGAATGTCGTTGGTGATGACAATATAACAAGAATCGAGGACACTTGGGTTGGTGAATACAACAGAGGTGAAAAGGCATTCGAAGAGGTTGATTTCATTGATGGGTTCTTTAATGCGATAGAAAAACTACAATCATTGAGGGGAGATACTGAAAATATGCTTGCAGAGGAGTTAAAAAACGTGCCAACAACAGATTTGTCTATTGGCAAGGTGATAGAACATCCTTTGTCCGCGTTTGACTTTTTCATTTCAAAAAATCCATATGGTGATTCCAAAGACATAGCAAATGATAAAGATTTATTCCAGTTTTCTGGAAAAGTTTTACTTCGTATGTATTACATATTGGGGATAAATCATTTGAAGCAAAGCATTGGAACTTCATTCATTACTACTGATAATGCAAGGAACATAGGAGCTGTGGAGGCAGATAATTTCTATCATTGTGTTAAGCTGAATAATGAAAATATCCTAGGTATGCTTAAAGATGGTATAATTACTTCTAGCTTACTATTAGAAAAGGCTACAAGTAAAAATAAAGATTGTCCTTGGGGTAATGAAGCATTGTTCTCAAAGTCATCTAATGGGATTATCCTTAATGCATACAATATAAAAAAGGATACATATACAAATACAATGTATCCTATACAGAATATATCATTTAATGAGCTAAATAGCCATAGAACAATGTTTAACCAAGGGAAAATATCAAGTTGTGATAATGACATATCGTTACGAGTTATTCCAACTATCACTAACCCATCTGAATTAAACACTAATTATGGATTTGGTAATATAATGATAACTGAAAAGTATGATTTCATAACCGAAATCATGAATAATGCCAATTCTAATAATAATGAGTCATATAATGATTACTATAATAAAATAGTATCTGCTTCTACGTTCAATGATGAGAAATATGCATCTTTCTTGACAGTTAAAGGCTATTCTTCAGTAGTTAATACAGCAAATATCAAGATAGACGCAAAAACTGCCACATTTTCCATAGAAGGGTATTTTGCTAAAATAACTTGTGGCAATGAAGAACATGTATACAACAATGATGTCAGTTCAATAGGTAGTGAAGTTCAACAAGGAAATTTGACAAGATATACAATATCTGAAGTTTTTGGTATAGATGAGAAAAAATGTGTAAACGATGAAAGGTCATTTTTTAAAACCCACGAAAACATTCAAACTTTGTTATCGTTTGGCGATATGAGCATTGGAAAAAGTCAATCTAAAGCCGCGATTGCAATTCTATGCATGAGAACAAATAACACAGAGTTCAATAACTTATGTGAAAGAACATTTACATATATGCCAAAATTATGTGCATTGAAATTAGGAATATATTGCTTTGCTACTGGTGGGATTAGTAAAGAGTTTGCTTCATTGGATGAGATGGTTAATAAAATGGCATATAATTTGTCTTTGAATAAGGAAACTCTATCAAAGGTCATAACAAGTGAAGTATTTAAGATGTCTGAACAAGTTAGGTATCAATATGCGAAGTACTTTTATGATTGGATAACTTGTACAGATACAGCTAAAAAAATTTATTCTAATTTAATAAATGAATCAAATTATATAAAACCTAGTGTTGAAACTAGTAGAATGTTATTAAACCAAAACATCGACTATGTTAAGAAATTGACAAACGAGTTATTAAAACCAGTTTTAATACTTAATATGTCAATTAATGTAAAACATAGTGTCAACAATGATAGCTATTATGTGGCTGAAGGTATTGTAACATCATACTTGGATGCATTCATAGAAAGGTTGAAGAGCAAATATACCAATAATACAAATGATGATGAGACAAACACAAGCCAAGTGAAGACCACAGAGAATCCAAAGCATACCACTGAGGATATGAAGATAGAGCTTTACAGATATATGAAACAAGTATATGACAAATGGATACCAATGTCATCTTTTGACAATTGGAATCTAGATACTTTCTTCACAAATAGTGGCCATACAGAGGTTGGACATACGTTCCATTTTATTGATTCTTATTATAACTATATTGGTGATATACTTTTAATTAACCCTAAAAAACTATCAGAAAGAATTGATGCAATATTGTCTACTGGTGATGTTAATGCCATGATGTTAGGGTTTATATCTGATGTATATGCTAGTAACAAATGTATGCTTAAGTGTATACAGAATTTCTCTGATTTATCTGATTCAGACTCAATGAACAAGATGTTTGTTCCAATGCCATTAGATTCGATTAATTTCAGCACTGAGGTAAATAGGTATCCTAGTTTCGTTGTTGTATACCCATACCAACCTTCTAGGAATCTTAATGTCAACAACAATGAATATAATGATGATGGCTTTATGCTTAATGAAGAAAGTGAAACGCCAAAAGCAATTAGAACAAAGACTGATGCTATGTATAAGATACCAGCATTTGGAGTTTCATATGGAAAACAATACCAAAGTTATTTCAAGTCCGTCAATATAAACATGCAAAGCCCAATTGCTACGGAGCAAGCAATAAAGGCAAAACATTTTATAATCCAACAAGCTGCAACTCAAAAGGAAAGGGGAATAACATCGCAAGACCTTTATGACATTTATTCAACCCAATCATACACTTGTGACGTTGAAATGATGGGATGCCCTTGGGTTCAGCCATTAATGTACTTTGTGCTGTTAAATGTTCCAATGTTTAGAGGCTCATACATGATTATGAAGGTTAAGCATACACTAAAACCTGGTGATATGACAACAACCTTCACTGGCTGCCGTATGGCTAATATCTCAAATAGAATGATTGAGGATATATTCACAGATGATGACTTTTCACCAAATGAGAGATATACTGATAATGATGAAATGGATGACATCTCACTTAAGGCTAGCATCGATAATGATTGCGAATATAAAATATATCCATTAAACAGCACAAATGATTTTGACCCTTCTTCAAAAGATGATGTTGAGAAGGCCAAAATTTTAATGGGGTTTTTAAAAGATGAAATTGGAAGTAGTGCTAGAAATGCTGACATAATTGCAGCTGGTATTGTAGGAAATATGTTTGTCGAAACTGAAGGTAGTCCAACATTTAATCCTGAAACTGTACAAGAAAATGATTCTAACGGATTTGTAGCTGGTGGTTTGTGTCAATGGAATGATAAATTTTTTACGCTTAGTCAAATGCTTACAAATGATTATGAAAATTATGGTCATGCTACTAACTATGAAAAGGATAGATATAGTGAAGATAAAGCTAATGCGGTTAAAAAACTAATAAAAACAAAAAGTGCTGAATATCAATGCAAATTTGTCATTAAATCATTACGAGATAACAAAAACGATAACCAAAAAAGATTATGGACGAAATTAACCAATGCTAAAACACCTGATGAGGCTGCTCATATTTTCTGTAACGGAAATAACCCTAATAAAAAATATGATGGTTATGAAAATCCAAATCCAAACCCAAAAGAGTCAAAATTAGGTCGTAGAAAAAGTAAAGCTAAAGAATTTTATGAAAAAAGAAATTCTAATATTTTAGAAAAAGATTCTAAACCAGCTAAGAATCCAAATGATGTCAAAGATATCAGCAAGTTATTTTTTGATGCAGTAAATAAATCTGCTATTAATACTCCGTCAATAGGTGTTGAGCTTGAATATGTTGAATCAAAAATGCCTGGTCATTTTAGTATAAGTCAGAAAGGTGGCGGTAATTCAAAACTTGGTACTGTCTTTGACATGATTTTGAACAGCGAGTATTATAATTATGTCGAGGAACTTGGATATGTATTTCCTAATGGAGGAATAACAACAAAATGCCCTCCAACATCAATATATTTCAAGGTTAAGGCTACTGACAAAGTAGATTTGACGAAGAAAAAGGTGTGGATTACACAAGAAAACAATTATATTGGTGATAACTATACATTGCAAATGATACCAGATGGTAATGAAATACTACTTAAGCCATTGGCAAAAAGACTTAGCACATTGTTGTCATCTAACAAGGAATCAATATTTGTGAAGGAAATAAAACAAGCTGAAGATAAAAATAACAAGGGCCATGCTGTTGAATTCTTGAAGAAATATATGCCAGAGGATTGCGAATCTATATTTAACAAAGATAACATACCAAATGACATAAAAGATATAAACATAACTGATTTAAAATGTAATATTAAAGATGGAAAAATTGGTGATTGGAATGTTGCTAATAGTGTAAATGCAATGAAAAATAATCTAAAAAATTGTGGGAGAAAATATGGATGTACTAAGTGTTGGCATTTTGTCAAAGAAGGACTAGTTGCAGGCGGTTTTAAAAAACCTGAATCTAGGTCTGCTTATCAAGCAAAAGACTTCTTAATGAAAAATGGGTTTGTATGTATTAGTAAAGGCGAATACACTGGACAAGAAAGTGTAACATATGGCGATATGTGTCTTGGTGATATTACAGTATTTGGTCAGTACTATATAGAAGGAGAATTCCATGAACATGGTCATATTCAAATGTGGTGTGGTGATGGATGGTATTCTGATTATAAAACTAAGTTTAATAGAGTAAATCTTAAAGCAAGAGGCAATTATAGCGTTTGGAGGTATAAAGGAAACGGAAAACAATAGATATTTCTTGTTTTTTTAACATTTTTTATATATTTTTGCAAAAAAGTTAAATAATGTTATGATTTTGGGATATATTGTTACTGATAAAAAATTAAAAAACATTGATGGCTTTGTGGAGCAAGTATCTGATATAGAATCTGCTGATGCCACAAAGCCAATCTTGTTAGTTGGTTGGAAGAATGCAAAAAGCAACAAATATTACACCTCCATATTAGATAAACAACTTGCTGACAATTTGTATTGGACGTTCAGCAAATCTGAGAGTCGTTCAGATTTTGAGGATGATTTGGAAAAATTTTATAATATTATATATAATAATATATTAAATAATATTAATTATTTTTATATAGATATTTTTAAATTAAAATATAATAAAATAAAAAAATTATATAATATAATATTTTCTAAAGAAGATAAAAATATTTATATTAGTAATAACATGATATATATTCCGTATAAAGGTAGCATTTTAGGTGTATCTTTAAATGTTCTAGAGTATTGCGGAATTATGAGAGAGAAAATCTTGGAAAAGATTAAATGTAACCCAAACAACAATGTTTTTGAAGATGACAATAAGTTTGTGTTCAAACTCGCCAAACGTTTGGGTAATAAGAAATACGCAGTACCGTATTTCATTTCTAGTTAAAAAACATAAAGCAATGAGTGTAAATGGAATTATAATAGGAACATTCGTAAAGAAAAATAAGATTTTATCATTTTTGGAAACCCTTAAGTATAAGTTTAAGGTAAACTTAGATAAAGTATTTGTATATTTAATTGATACAAATCAATATGAATATCTAGTTACCTTTAAGACTTATGATAAGGAAAGATTTATTAAGAATCTTAGTAATGCAACAGTAATGCATGTCAAAAACGGTTGTCTATTCTCCATAAATGCTCTCAATAAGTTAATCGAAAAAGAGAATTCAGACTCTGATAAGCCTAATAATGAATATCTGATTGATTGGGATAAATATAAGGATAAGTTAATAATCCAGACAAATGGAGAACTTTCCTTGTCAAGCCTATCTAAAATAGAGGATTTTTCAATATTTTTTAATTAATTAGATATTTATAATAAATAATGTTATAATATTATGGGAAGATTTATCATTAAACACGTAGACAACAGAAAACCACAAATTAAGATGTATCCAAGTGATAATCTAGTGGCAGAACATAAAAATGAATTAAATGAAAAAGTTATGACAACTAGTGAGAAAATTGCAATGGCTAAAAATGTGCTAAGTGGCGCAGACCAACAAGCATCAGTAAAGAGAGTTAAAAAAGATAAAGGTCTTATTGAGAGAACAGAAAGTTCAAAAACTATTTTGACAGAAGATAATAAAGAACTATTGAACGATTAATATACAAATGGCAACTAACATTAAGTATCTTAAAGAAAATAACTTGTTAGAGGCACATAAACATTTTATGCGTCTCAGCGAGGCATATATACCAACCGTTTTACCAGAGGAAGAGATAGAGGAAGCTGGTAATGACATGCAAGACCCTAACGCTATGGGTGGAGACCCAAATGCAATGGGAGGTATGCCTGCTGACGGTGGAATGCCTCAAGACCCAAATGCAATGGGTGGTGCTGACCAAATGGGCGGTGGAGACCCAAATGCAATGGGAGGACAAGACCCAATGGCGGGAGGCGCTGACCCTAACGCTATGGGTGGAGACCCAATGGGCGGTGGAGCAGACCAAAATGCCCAAGACCCTATGGCTGACCCCATGGGTAGTGATATGGGCGCTGACCCAATGGGAGACCCAATGGGTGGAGAACCAGCAGATGATGGTGAAACAATTGACATTGATGGCCTAACACAAGCAGAAGACAAACTTAATGTTAAGCAAAACCGCATCGGAAGGGATTTATCAAAGGTTGATAACAGAATCACAACACTTATTAATACAATCAATAATTTGTTAACAAAAGTTGATAGTAATAATAGTGAGATTGAATCTCTAAAAGCTGAGTTCGAGAAGAGAAATCCAACCCAGACTGAGAAATTGAATCTTCGTTCATTAGATTCGTATCCATTCAACGTAAAACCAAATGAGTATTGGGCAGAAAAAGCAAAACAAGGTGGATATGAGGCTTATGCAGATAATGACGAGCCTACAACAAAGGAGTACGTCATTACCAATGATGATGTAGATAACCCGTCTGATGATATTGCAAACACATTCTTCAATATTGATGACGATGACATTCAGACACTAGAAAAAATATTTAAAATCTAATGAAAACAGTTAAGTTATCTGAAGAATCATATAACAAGCTTAAAGATAGACTCATCAATGAGATAAGCTATGGTACTGTTGACCATGCTTATGATAGGGCAAATGACCTTTTCTGGGAAGTTCGTTCAACTTTTGAGGATTTCTACAGTGCTCTTGATGACGCAATGTTCAAGGCTAAATATGACAGTCGTGAAGGGGAACAAACAAGTAATCCTTATCTAGAAAAGATTAAAGGATGTGCTGACATCATCTATGACATGTTGAATAAGAAGAAAGAGCAACAAGACAAGTTCTTCGATGCCACAACTGGTAAGGTTGACCACAACAAGTTCTTTAAGAGTGATGAAAGTCAAGAAAACGACATAGATGATATGGATTTGAATTATTTACAAAAAAATTTTCCAAAATGAAAACAATGAGATTAACCGAAAAAGACCTTCACAACATTGTGAAAGAATCTGTAAATAGAATTATTAAAGAGGCTGAAAGTGGTGGATGGGTTGTTGATTCATCTGAAGCACAAGAGGCTTATAATCTAGCCGTTCAAGAAATGGGAGAGGAAACAATTAACAGTGCCATTGTAAGATGCCTTGGTGATGAAACTTTAGCACAATGCCTTGCCTATATTTTTAGGCAATATGATTTTAGAGAATGGCAAAGTCGCTTCTAGTATAGAAAATCCTAGTTTACTGGGAATAAACTAGGATTTTTTTTGTTTTTTCAATTTTTTTTTATATATTTGCATTGTAAACTTTTAAGCACGTTCTGACGTGCATGTAAAATAATTTTTTTAACAACATTCAATTTATGAACAACAAAAATTTTAGCGTTAACATTGACGCAGAAGCTGTGAAAAATCAGTATGAACAAGAACAAAAAACTTTTACACCTAAAAAAACTCAATTTAACGAGAAGAATTATTTACAAGCTAGATTGGGTGACAAGGAAACATCAAAAACCTTAACAATTCGTTTGCTACCCTTCTCCCCAGAAGGCGGTAGTCCTTTCAAAAAAGTTTTTATGCACACCGTAAAGGTAAATAAAGAAGTCGCACCTAACGGCTGGAAGACTTTTGTATGCCCTACGCACAACAAGAAAGATGGTGATGTAATGGGTGACAGTTGTCCTTTCTGCGAGACATCAGCAAAGGCAAAGGAGTTAAAGTCAAAAGCATTAGATGAGAGTACAAAGAAGAGATACGGTGACATCGAATTCCTTAACAAGGTTAAGGAAATGTGGATTGTGCGTTGTATTGAACGTGACCACGAGGAAGATGGCGTTAAATTTTGGCTCTTCAACTCTTCAAAGAAGAAGGACGGAGTTTACGACAAAATTATGAACCTTGCGAAGATTCGTGCCGAAGCTGCTGCAAGAAAGGGAAACAATTACAGTATTTTCGACCTTAACAATGGACTTGACCTTATTGTTACACTTACAAAGACAGCAGACAATAAGACGTCAATCCAGATTGTAGATGACGGATTCCCATCACCTTTAACTGACGATTTTGACCTTGGAATGGAATGGATTCAAGACGATAAGAACTGGTATGATGTATATACCGTTAAGTCTTACGATTACATGGCAATTATTGCACAAGGTGGCATTCCAGTGTTCAACAAGGAACTTAACAAATATGTTGACAAGGAGGAAATGAATAAGATTAAGGAAGAGGCTGAGAAAAAGAGAATCGAAGAAGAACTTACAGAGGAAACGAAAGATTACTCAGCAATAAACGGTAATGGCATTATTATAGATGGTACTACCATGACAGCAGAAACTAAGGCAGAGGAAGCTCAAGAGGAAGAGGACTTGCCATTCTAAAGTGTAAAAATGTTATGAAATATTCTTATTATTTTAAAAGTGATAGCGGTGACTCAATGCACATTATTTCTGAAAATCACTACGAAACAGCAGTTGATTTTATGAAAAATGAGTTTATAGGTGAGTACGAGGCTTGGAAAGATGAGGAATACGAGGACGATGAGATACCGTATGCAGAGTTCTCATGTAAGGAGATTAAATAAGGCAATGTTACGATTAATATGAACAGATGAGTAAATTATTCTATTATTATGGCTCAATGGCTTCAGCTAAAACACTGAGGCTATTGAGCACAGCCTATAATTTTGAAGAAAAGAATGTACAGATAATGGTTCTGAAGCCAGCACTAGATACAAGGGATGGTGAAGGAATTATACGTTCTAGAGCAGGTCTTGAGCGCAAATGTGTGATGATTGATAAAGATATGAACCTATACAAGGCAATCAAGGCTTATAAAAATGTTTTGGCTGCACAGTTTGAAACACTTAAATGGGTTATCATTGATGAATGCCAATTCCTAACTGAAGACCAAGTGAATCAATTATCAGATGTGGTTGATTTTCTAGATGTCAGCGTTATGTGTTTTGGCTTGAGAACTGATTTTAAATCACAGCTATTTCCAGGTTCAAAACGTCTTTTTGAGCTTGCTGATGACATTGAAGAGATTAAATCGACTTGTGAATGTGGTGATAGAAAGACATCAATAAACGCAAGATTCGATGAGAATGGAGAAATTGTTACGGAAGGTAGCCAAGTTGAAATTGGTGGAAACGATAGATACAGAGCCATTTGTAGGAAATGTTGGAAAGATAAAGTTAGAGATAAAATCAGTAAATAGATATGGGTGATTTTTATAATAAACATACAATATATGATTTATTTGAAGATTTCTTATTAACAGAAAGTGACGTTTTTAAAACTGAAACGCCATCATTAAAATTTTTAAGAGAAAGCCAAGGAATTATAGACAATTATTATATGATAATTGATGAAATTTATGGTGAATTAATAAAAGTAAAAGGAATGCCTTATGATTCGAAGATTTCATATTTAATTTATAGATTGAGGAATTATGAAATTAAAACAGAGTGCTTTATTAAAACGGTTAATATTAATGTATTGGCTAGTAAAAAAGGCTTAAATTATCATGGAAGTTATTTTATCAATGATTATGACAATGCTAAAATTTCCAAAGATTTGAAATTAGATGATGTGAAAATAACAATTGGGATTACAAATGATGATTTGAGAACAAATGAAAGTAAAAACGAATTTTTTATGGGCATGGCTCATGAACTTCATCATGCGTTTAGGTTCTACAACATTTGCATATCAAATAATAGTTATATTGCCAATGAAAAAGAAATATCATCAAAATATGGCAATTGGATAAAATTAATGGCTTTTGGTAATAGTTCGGATGATGATTATAAAATGGTTTATTCGCTTTACAATATTAGCAAAAATGAAATTATAAGCGAATCTAATAGGCTTTATGAATTTATAAGGCAGAACGAAAAAATAACAAGAGATAATTTTGTTGATTATTTAAAAGATTTTCCTTTATATGATAAATTGGTTTCAGTGCAAAAATATCTTAGCTATATTGATGATATAATTTATAATAAACAAGATAAAAACAAAGAAATAGAGTTAGGATTGATATATATAAAATTAGCAAAATTGGGGGATATTAATCTAGAATCAGCATTCGTTAAGTTGAAATTCAAAGTCTCATCTATGTACGAATACATAAGGCGTATCTTTATGAGAACAATTAATAAGGCATTTGACGATTTTGGAAGAAAAAATAAAATCTATGATATAGATGCAAAACAAATAATAGAAAGAGATAAACATTTTGCACAATTAAAGGAAATCTTAAATAAATGTTAAAAAACAAAAAATGAATAATTTACGTAAATTTATAAATAGTTATGAAACAACCTATTAAGAAAAAGGAATTCAAAAAGTTTGATATTAAAAGTTTTAAAGAACAGATAGGCTTAACTGTTAAGTCGAATGATGATTTAGTTAAATCAGCAGCAGAGAAACCAACAGAATTTATTGCGCTACCACAAGCTTTTGCAGATGCGCTTAAACTTCCAGGAATTCCTATGGGATATTTAACCATTGTAACTGGATGGTCTAATACTGGTAAATCAACAATTAAAAACTGCCTAATTGCAAGTTGTATCAATAATGGGATAATGCCAATTATATTTGAGACAGAGGGTAATTTTGATTTCAAATATGCCATAGATTGTGGGATGAAAGCAACGCCAGTTTATGGTGATGTGGAAGTTGAAGATGTAGATGAGGAGACTGGGGAGATTACCTATCACACTGAAAATCGTATTATAGACTATGATGGGGATTTCATATATATGGATAATAAAATACTAGCAGACAGATACGGTGACAATGATTATTCAACTGGTGGGAAATCTAAACAAAAACGTAAAGTTGCAGTTCTTGAGGATATTGCGTATGCAATAAATGAATTTCTTGATTATCAAGATGAGGGCAAAATAACGAAGCCGTTGTGTTTTATTTGGGATTCAATTGGCTCTATAGAATCATTTAAATCTTATGCATCTAAGAGAAATAATAATATGTTCAACGCAGGTGCGATGTCTGAGTCGTTTAATTCGATTATAAACAATAGAATACCATCATCAAGAAAAGTTAGTGAACATTATACAAATACATTTTTCTGTGTGAATAAGATATGGTCAGATTCAATGGGAAGTATGCCAGGTGCTGCACCAAGTATAGAACTTAAAGGAGGAAAGACTATGTTTTATGGGGCAAGGTTAGTTATCCATATGGGAGGTATTGGTAAGGCATCAGTGAAAAAACTAGAAGCAACTGCAAAAGGTGAAAAATACCAATATGGAATTGTAACTAAATGTAGGGTAACTAAAAACCAACTCCCAACACCTTGGAATGTAACATATACTGGAGAAATTGCTTGCGTTCATAATGGTTTGTTAAATCCAGAACTATTAGATAAATACAAGAAAGATTGCATAAAAGACATTTTATCTAGTTTAGAAAATTTAAATGGCGGTTCTAATGTTAATGAAAATGAGGTAGAGTTTTCTGAGGAGGAATCTGATGACTAAGACGAGAGAAGAATTCATAGACGAGGTTAAATCCAAGAATCAATATGACTTGGATTTAACTAAGTTTATATACGTTAATAGAAACACAAAAGGAATCGTAAAATGCAACGTTTGTGGGCATGAATGGGAAACATTACCTAGTGTGCTTCTTGGTAATCATGGATGTCCAATATGCAGAGCTAAAGATGCACATTTAAAAAGGAGAGTGCCGCAAGAAGAAGTTATTAGAAGACTCACAGAAATATATGGCGATAAATACGATTTATCTAGGGTTGAGTATATAAATGCAAGAACAAAAATAGAAATAATTTGCAAGAAACATGGCAGTTTTATGGGTAAACCACACGATTTGTTTCGTTATCATGGTTGCCCATATTGTCAACAAAGTAGGGCAGAATCTTTATTGAAAAATATTTTTGAGAAAAATAATATCGAGTTTAAACCTCAGTTTTCTTTTGAATGGATGAAAACGTCAACATATGGGAAACTTTCATATGATTTTTACATTCCAAAGCAAAATATTGCAGTTGAATGCCAAGGGAGACAGCATTTTGAAATAGTTAATGCATTTGGGGGTGAACAAGAATTTAAAAAAGTTTTAGATAGAGATAATAATAAAAAACAGTTAAGCGAAAATAATGGAGTTAAACTGATATATTTCCTAGATAAACGTTTTAATAAATATATGAAAGACGATGACATTTATTTTAATGACGTTGATGAATTAGTCAAATACATTAAAGATTATAAAATTGAAATAGATAGAGGGAATTGAGAAATTCCTTCTCACTTTTTTTTGTTTTTTTTAACTTTTTTTTATATCTTTGCAAAAATTAACAATTCAAAATGGTTATTAACAATAGAAAAAACGATTCGATTGTGGAAAGAGAGATTGCAAAGTTTTTAGACGAAAAGCTTTATTCAAACAAAGATTTGTTTTCAGAATTTGTCAGAACTGATGATAAAGAAGAGCAAATAAAGGGTTCTGACCTTATTTTAAGCACTTCTGACGGCGTTTTGTATAGGGAGGTGATAGATGAGAAGGTGGCAGCAAGATATGCCAACACAGAGCTTAATACGTTTTCATTAGAGTTATCTTTTATAGGTAGAAATGGTGATAAAAGATGTGGATGGTTCATAGACAATACAAAAATAACCAAGTATTATCTTTTTGGATGGATTAAAAAAGCTGATATACCGTATAATAAGGAATATGAGAGGTATGACACTGATTTAATTACAAAGGATAATATAAAAGAAATAGATTGGGTGTTGGTATCAAGGCAAAAGATAATGGATTTTCTCGAAGAAAGGGGATGGACATTAGATAGGTTAGCTTTACAAGATAAAAAGATTAGAGAACAAGGAAAGGTTAAAACAAAGGAATTTATAAATGATGTGTCATTTAGATATAGCGATTCCTATATTGAAAAGCCAATCAATATATTATTGAAGAAGGAAACATATATGGGACTAGCACATATGCATGGAACAATTGTGTGCGGTGAAGAACAAAACATTTGTGAGAAAAGAAAAAAATATGATGGTAATAAAATTATATTGGAAAGTAAAATAGTCAATGATAATTATACCCAATTCTTATATGATAATTATGATATACAGAATAGGGATATTACAACTACCGAAGTTCCAATACCATCAAAAGAAGATATGGAAGAAGTGAATAAGAGTCATTGGAATATTATGCTTATCTGTGGTAAAAGCGGTAGCGGTAAATCCACGATTTTAAAGGAAATAGGCAATGTTATACCAATCAGATATAATTATAGTAAAGCAGTAATTAGTCAGTTTGAAGGATATAGTGAAGAAGATGTATGCGATTTACTTAACGGAGTGGGTTTGTCATCAGTTCCAAATTGGCTTAGAAAACCAAACGAATTATCTAATGGAGAACGAGCTAGACTAGATATTGCGAAGTCGATATATGATGCAAAAGGTGGGATAGTAATTTTAGATGAGTTCACTAGTGTGGTTAACAGAGCAGCTGCTAAATCAATGAGTTTTTCTTTGCAGAGATATGCGAGACAAAAAGATTTGAAAATAGTGATTGCTAGTTGTCATTTTGATATAATAGAATGGTTAAATCCAAATTACATATTCAACTTGAATCATAAGGATGAAAATGGCAATGTTGAACTAGAGAAAATGGTGTATAGCGATGATACTAACTACAACTCAAACCAATCCATTAAAGAAACTGAGGCACTAAGCGAAGCAAGGATGATAAATTGATATATAGTATGAAACATAAACTTTTTAAAATACATATTAATACGTATTATTTGGGAAATGACATAAGCAAATATGTATATGTACTTGCAGATGGTTACGATGAAGCATTGGAATTCATTCGTAAAAATCATAAATACAAGAATGATGAGGATGCAGAGATAGACGAAATATTAGAAATTGCATTTGAAACAGTTGGGATAATTTAAAATAAACATTTAATAAGGTTAAAAAAAATTATGGATGAGAAAGTATTAGAAATTGTTAGAGATTACGTTAATGAGCATTTAGATAAATCCGACCCAATACCACAATTTGAGGTATATACAGTTTGGAAGTCTAAAATTTTGCAAAATTGGAAGTATTTAGTTTCAACCACATTGCCAGATGGAATGTATTATGAAATGACATATGATGGAGATAAAAATAGATGGTATCTTGATGCTTATAAGAAATTTGATAATCAATGTATAACAGTTGGGAAAATTGAATAAATTATGGACGTACAAGAGGCACTTAGACTATTAGAGTACCACAATAAATGGAGAAAAGGGGCAGATATTCAAATGATACAGCCTAAAGTATTAAGTGAAGCTATTGATACAATTGTTAAGAAATTCAAAAAATGATTTTGTTTTTTTAAAAAAATATCTATATATTTGCCATATGGAATTAAAATGGAATAAAATAGGGGAATTGCCAATGAAAGAAGAACAGTATAAAAAAGTATTAATTCTTTCAGAAGGCAGATTAAGCGGTAGCACATCCTTATATGTATCTACTGATTATTGGCAAGTATTTTTTGATGATAGAGATTTTGAAAAAGAAAGCTTCTATGACAAGAAAACAAGGTTAGAAAATGGCATTTTTTCATATGGTAGATTTAGTGAAAGAAAAATACCTATGGATAAGATTAAAGGGTGGATGTATGCAGATAACTTAATAGATTTGTATTATGGACAAGAAAAAATTTGAAGAGATTAGAGCAAAATTTCTAGAAGAACGTAAAAACAGACCAAAGGTAGAACCAAAGTGGCCTTATGAGCTGTTTGGCATAGAATGTGGCAAAGGGTGGGAAAAGTTATATAAGCCTATATTGGATTATGCAGCCGAGCATAATATCGAAGTTCATCAAGTGAAAGAAAAATTTGGACAACTTAGAATATATTTGTCTTCTTACGATAATACTGTCAGAAAAATGATTGATGATGCTGAAGAAAAATCATATAATACTTGTGAAGTTTGCGGCAAATATATAGATAAACCAATTGTAGAAAATCATTGGATATATCCGCAGTGTGAAGAATGTCACACTAAAAAATAATGAGAGAAAATGAATATTATTAGTGAAAACTGTAAATATAAACCATAAAAAAGGAGAGCGGCCCAATATAAAATTAACTGTTAGAAGAGTAGAATCTAGCGTGTGGAAAAGCCTAGGATTTTCAAAATGCCATTATTTGACCGCTGAATTGAATAAGTCTTGTAAATGCTTGTTATTTGAATGGGAAGGGATTCCAGTCGGATTTGTTGGAATTCTTAATACACCGAGAAAAGGAATACCTTATGGCTGTTCTATAAGTAGAATTGTCATACTCGAAGATTATCAAGGGTTAGGACTTAGTACAATAATTTTTAATTTCTGTGGTGGTATTGTAAAGTCCTTGTCTGATGAAGACCATGACTATAGATTGTATATCAAGACAGCACATAGGAAATTCGGTGAAGCACTTGGTAGGAATCCAAATGTAAGAGCTACGATGTTTGATGGGAAAGGAAGGGATAAAAAAGCCATTGAGCACGATAATCACAGATACCGTAATAGATTACAACGTGTTTCATATTGTAAAGAATATATAGGAGATAAGATTGACGGGTTTCAAGATATATTAAGACCAATAAGTGAAATGAGAAAAGAAAAGAAGGGAAATTAATTCTCTTCTTTTTTTGTTTTTTAACAATATTTTATATATATTTGCATAAAAAATGGTTTTATGAAACAAGTAACAAAGCGCAACAAGAAGGATGAATCATTTTATTCGGTGATTGTAGATGGGAATAACCTATTAAAAATATCTTTAGTTGATAAGACAATGAACAGCAAAGGGGAGGAATATGGTGCTGTTGTGTCTTTTTTGAGAATGTTGGGTAACATTTTAAACAAGAAGGATTTCAATTATTGTATAGTTTGTTTTGATGGGGTTGGAAGTGGGGTATTAAGATGGGAGTACTATAAGGATTATAAGGCCAATAGAGACAAAAATTATAGTCTGCATGACCCTAATATGAGTGACTACGATAGAAAGATACTTGAATACCAGAATAAGGTGTTATCCTACTCTAGGAAGATGAGAGATAAGAAAGAGGATAATGATGATGAGGCTTTTGAAAGAGAAAAGTCTATTATTAATGCAATTCTTGAAGAGCTTTGTGTTAGGCAATACGAATATGAGAATGTTGAAGGTGATGATATAATTGCCTATTACGTAAAGAATAAGAAACCGAATGAAAAAGTGGTTATAGTTTCATCAGATAAAGACCTAACGCAGCTAATATCAGATACAGTTATTATATACAATCCTAGAATGAAGGATTTTGTTACAAAGGATAATTCAGTAGAGAAAATAGGTATCACGCATGAGAATGTTGTGTTGGAGAAAATTCTTTGTGGTGATGCATCCGACAATATAAAAGGAGTTAAGGGTATTGGCGAAACGACATTGATAAAGTTGTTCCCTCAGATAAAAGATACGAAGACCGATTTAAACACCATTATAGAGCGTTCAAAACAGTTGCTTGAAGAGAGAGCACAGAACAAGAAAAAACCTCTCAAATCGCTCGAAAACATCGTTAATGGGGCTACAGATGGATGCCAAGGGGATAGACTTTATGAGATTAACCAAAAAATAATAGATTTATCAGAGCCATTATTGACAGATGAAGCTAGGGAGTCACTTACTGATGAATTGTATGGCATAATGGACACTAGTGATAGAGATATAAAGAATGTATATAAACTCGTAAGTGAGTTTGACCTAACAGAATTAACAAATGAAGATAAATTTAGTAGTTTGTTTTCTCCTTTTGGAAGAATTATTATGATGGAAAAAAAACGTTTTAGGGAATATGGAGAATTTAAGAAGCATAGTAGAAAGGGCTAAAGTTGATAAGTTATTGTTAATTGACGGTGAACCTAAGATTTATGACACCTATCAGTTGTTGATGAAGTTTAGGAAAGAGGATATTAGGAAGTATGTAAGGTTAAAGACCCTAATATATTATTTCCCTAGTATAGCCAAGATTGATTCATACTTATTGGAGAGAGCTTTGAATAATCCAGAGACTGTAAGGCTTGTATTAGATGAAGATGAATACTCCTATAAGCCATTGGATGATTTCTACAAGAAAAAATATGGAACAGAGCCTTATTCTAATGAGTTTTTGACCATTGAGGAATTTTGTGAGGTTTATAGTATTTAAAAAAAGTTTAAAATATTTTTTTATTTTATTTGCATTTTAACATTTTTTTTCATATCTTTGCATTGATGAAATTGAAATATGAAAGAGAAATATGATAATAAATTATTCAAAAAGTTTGCTTTTAAACTTAAAAGGGATAAGTTATGGGTAAGGTTTAGAATATTTGAATATTATTTTATGGCAATTGGCAGACACAATTCATATACAATGCTGTATGATGCTATGAAACACCCAGAGAAATATTGGGTAGTTAATAATAGTCTTCCACAGTTTACATTAGGCGAAAAGGTTTATTTAGATGAGATATTTAGATATTTTAGAGTTTGATTATATATATGTTTAACTTTTAACAATTTATTTTATGGAAATTAATAAAGAAATCAAAGATTACAAAGAAGAGAGATTTGAGTTTACGGTGTTTGTAAATGATAATATCATTTGTAAGAGAAATTTCAGAATCTACAATTTCATTGAAAACAGTATGAATACTTTGGAATTCAAGGAGAAAGTAGATGAGATTGTCGGCATTATTGATGACGATTTGAAGTCAAAGAGTAGAGTTTATACGTGGAATTATTTTAATCCACAATTTCCAGAGGACAACGAAGAGTTCATCAATCCACTGATTGAGCCTTGGGTTTGCACTTTCAAACTTGTAATCTCTGATAACAAACGTGACGTAATCACGAAGATTTGGGATGGATATGCTTATCCAAAGTATATCCGTGAGAAAGTGGACCTTAGTAATAAGAATGTAAAGGTCACAAACAAGGATGGTCAAACCTTTGTATATGATAAGGAGACGTTTTTCAAGACAAATGCAGACAGACTCTCATTTGAGCATGAGGTACTGAAGGGTATGATTATTGATAAGCCAGACGTACTGTTACAAATTACAAAGAAAATCTGTGAAGCTTGCTCTCCCACAAAGGATGAGATTAAGGACAACAGCCAAAAGGGTTATTTCGACCCACGTGAAAACAACAAGTATCTCAGCAAGTACACTGTCATTGATGAGTACGGCAATGACAAGAAGTTTGAGAAAGCAAATGGCAAGAAGGTGAAGCCAAAGAAGTATTCTTACAGTCTTTACTTGGCTAATAAGAAGATTGAGAGAGACTGGGAACGTGCCGTACAGAAAAAGACAAATAAGTATTTTAAAGACTTATATTAATAATTGAATTAAAAGTGGGTTTCAATGGCTCAGAAAAGAAGTGATTTAGGATATTTAGGTGAAACATTCCAATACCGCCTTACACATGAGTTTATGGAAAACCACACTTTTTTCGAGGACTTGAGCAGTATCATAGACCAAAATATGTTTACTGACCCAAATCTCAAAACACTTGTAGGAGTTATGAAGAACTATTATGAGAGGGAAGGTCATGTTCCCTCTTATGATATGCTAGAAGTTGAATTGCGAGATATTTCACACTCAGATAAAGAGATTGAAACGTATCTCGCAATTCTTGAAAAGGTTCGTAACTCAGCAAGTGATGGTGTGGAGAGAACAAGGGAGTTGGCAGAGAAGTTTTTTAAACAACAGAATATCATTAGGACAGCGAATGAAATTCTAAAGATAGCTGGAAATGGCGATACAAATCAATATGATGCTTGTGTTGACCTTTTGAATGATGCAATGACAAAGGGAACACACAACGATTTTGGAGAAGGTTTGTTCGACCATATAAATGAAACACTTTCTGATGATTATAGAGTTCCAATCCCAACAGGTATTGGAAAGATTGATGAGGCACTTGAGGGTGGACTTGGCAAAGGTGAGTTAGGCGTTATAATCGGGCCAACGAGCTTCGGAAAAGTGCAACCCTTTGATTCTCAGATAGTTACGCCAAATGGCTTTAAGAATATGGGTGATATTAAGGTTGGTGATTATGTAATTGGAAGTAATGGTAAACCAACTAAAGTTATTGGTGTTTATCCTCATAAAAATTGGCAATTCTATAAAGTTACATTTTCAGATGGCGTTTCGTGCGAATGCGGAAAAGAACATTTGTGGGCAGTAAATTCTTATTATCAAAGAAGTGGAAAGAAATACATACGCGGTGTATCTAAGAATAGGAATGATAAACGTTATGTTCAAGACCATTCATTTAAGGTATTATCTTTGGAAAATATTGTCAAAAAGGGTCTTTTTAAAAGAGGTAGGCACAATTTTAAAATTCCAATGTGTAGTCCTGTCGAATTCGAAAAAAGAAACATTTCCATTGACCCATATTTGATGGGGTATTTAATAGGAGATGGTAATTTTAATGGTGCAACAATAACTGTTGGAAAAAAAGATATTAATGAATCTTCTAAATTATTGTCAGAATGTAATTTTAAATTCAATTTGCATGAAAGAAAAAATAGGGCATTTTCATTGACCTATGGTGTTAATTTGAAAAAAGAATTGTCGAGATATTTTGATTTATCTTTAACATCTAGTGGAAAATATATTCCAGAAGATTATCTATATAGCTCATTGGAGGATAGAATTGCGATTCTTAATGGACTTATGGATAGTGACGGTACTTGCATGAAAAATGGGTGTTCTTGTTTTAATACCAAGTCAAAACAACTTGCAGAAGATATTAAAATTCTTGTATTATCACTTGGTGGCTTTGCGAAAGTTAGAGAAAAGCGAGCTAAATATTTTAACAAAAAGTATAATGAGATTAGAGACTGTGGCACTCATTATGAAGTAACCATTACATTGTGTGATAGTTCAATACCAATTTTCAGATTAAAGAGGAAGCAAGACAGAGTTGTTTATAGAACATTGCGTAGCGATGAAAGGTTTTTTCATAGAGTTGAGAAGTCAAGAATATGTGATGGGCAATGTATTAAAGTGGATGCTGAAGATGAACTTTATTTAACAGATAATTTCATTGTTACTCATAATACATCGTTAACAACTGCAATGGCTTCACACGCAGCTTGTAACGGATATAAGGTATTACAAATTGTATTTGAGGATAGAATCAAGCAGATTCAGAGAAAACACCTTGGTCGAATCACAGGTATTGAAGCAAAAGACCTTTCAAAACCAGATGTAATTGACTTGGTTAGACAGACAATTGATGCTTTCCCTCAGAAAGAAGAATTGGAAAAGAACTTGAGAATTGTTAAGTTCCCAAGTGGTGAAAAAACAGCAAGGCAGATTGAAAGGTTCATTAAAAAGCTTATAAACAGTGGCTTTAAACCAGATTTAACGATTATTGACTATTTTGAATGTCTTGAGCATGAGCCAGACAAATCATCGTCAAATGAGTTTTCACAAGAGGGTAAGACTATGCGTAGGTTCGAAGCGATGGCTGGTGAACTTGACATGGCGATTTGGATACCGTCTCAAGGAACAAAGGACTCAATCAACTTGGAGTTGGTTACGATGGATAAGATTGGCGGCTCAGTCAAGAAAGCTCAGATTGCTCACGTAATTATGTCTATTGCAAGAACAGTTGACGATATAGCGAATAATAAGGCAACAATTGCAATTTTGAAGAACAGAGCAGGTAAGAGTGGTAAGGTCTTCAATAATGTGGAGTTTAACAACGGCACATGCCGCATTAGTACTGATAATGTGGATGAGTTGGATAGCTTGTTTGAGCTTCAGCAGAAGAAGAAGGACGCATTGTTTGAGACACAGAAAGAAATAGCCAAGAGTCTTACCAAAAAGCACAACTAAATATTCAGAAAGAGATTTTTAACAGTGTAAAATGGGTAAAAAATTTACTTAAAAATATTTTTCATCTAGACATATTTGGTTATCAGAGGTTTATAATTTTGGTAGCCAAATTTTTTATTTTTTAGTGAATTTTTACATAATTTTCATATATTTATTCTTACATCAGATGCTAAAAAAAATGGTTAACCGAACTAAAAATAAAATAATGAAATTAAAAAAGTTTTGCTTTAATGGAAGTAAGAAAAAGCGAAGGTTACTTTGAGGAATACAATCCTTCAAAGGTAAAACACGGCATTTGCGAAGCGTACACGGCAGTAAATGAAGTCTGTCCTGATGGTCTAATCGAATCATTAATTAAGAACCTTTTAATTTATGATAGAATTTCATCATCAGAGATTAGAAGACAAGTCGAAGAGGCTTTAATGTCAGTCAACAAGAAAGTTGCAAGGGCATATATTAAGAAATATGAAGAAAAAGAGGGAAAGGACAAGACACTAAAGACAGACAGCGACTTTATAAGGGATTACATCAATGCTTCAAATGCCTCTACTGGCTCGAAGTACGATTCCAATGCAAATGTTGAAAACAAAAATATTGTGACTCTAGGTCAAGAGTTGCATAAAGGTAAAAACATCCAGCAAAATAGATACATCATGCAAAATAAGATTAAAGCATTGTATTCTAAGAAACTTGCTGACCAGTATATAAAAGACCTTGAGAGTCATGTATTGTACAAACATGACGAAAGTGGAACACCAGGATACCCATATTGCGTAGCAATTACAATGTACCCATTCCTAATAGACGGTTTAAAGAATCTAGGTGGTCAATCTAAAGCCCCTACAGACCTCAAATCATACTGTGGGGAGTTTATTAACTTAGTTTATTCTGTATCATCACAATTCATGGGGGCTGTGGCTACACCAGAGTTCCTTATGTACATGGACTATTTTATCAGAAAAGACTACGGAGAAGACTACCTCGATATACTTGATAAACAAGTCGAAATCAATAGGAAAGGAAGAACACTAGAACAAGTTATTGAGAACTGTTTCCAACAAGTAGTACACTCAATGAATATGCCAGCTGGTAACAGAGGATACCAAACAGTATTCTGGAATGTTGGATATTTTGACAAGAACTATTTCGATGGCGTGTTTGGAGAATTCAGATTCCCAGATGGAACAGCTCCAAAGTGGGAAACGCTATCTTGGCTTCAGAAGAAATTTATGAAGTGGTTCAACGAGGAAAGAACAAAGTATGTATTGACTTTCCCAGTTGAAACAATGGCAATGCTTACAGATGGTCATGACATCGTAGATAAGGAATATGCCGATTTCACCGCAGAAATGTGGTCTGAAGGACACTCATTCTTCTGTTACTTGAGCGATTCACCTGACTCATTAAGTTCTTGCTGTTTTGGCAAAAATCAAAAGGTTTTATGGAAATCATCTACGCTTGGTGTCAATCTAACCACATTTGAAGAATTGCATAATACAAAATGGGAACCAGATAAAAAAAATTTAAGGATATTCCATAATGGAAGTTGGGTTAAAGGTAAATCAATCAAGTTGCCAAATAGAACAATGTATAAAGTTATTACGTTTAATAACAAAGAATTTTTAATGACTGATAACCATATTAATGTTACGCTAAATGGCGAAAAGGAAACGAAAGATTTAATTGTCGGTGATTATCTAATGTTCAACACACAAAAATTATCAGCAGTTCCTGAATTAGATGAAGGATTAACATATGAGCAAGGATTTATAATTGGTGCATTTTTGGGTGACGGTTCTTTTGGTTCTGAAATTGATGGTACAATATATGATATTAATTTTTCGCAAAACAAAGATAAGTTCAAAGACACCCTAAAAAATGTTAATATTGCCAACCAACAATTAGGGCACAATGGAAGATGTCAAATTAATGAGGTATATAATAATGTATATCCATTACGTATTTCATCTAAGATTTTAGCTAGTTTCATAATGAAATGGACTTTATGGGAACGTGGAACTTATGCTAATAATAAAAAACTTAATTTGAATTGTTTATTGCAATCAGATGAGTTTAGAAGGGGAATTTTAGATGGTTGGTATAATACTGATGGAGGCAATAGTAATAGATGTTATACAACAAGTAAAGAACTTGCGGAAGATATGGAGGTTCTTATTACTTCTTTGGGTATGCAGTCTATAATTAATGTCTCTGATAGGACTGATGAAAAATTAGTAATTAGGGGTGAAGAATTTAATAGAAACTACCCCTTATATTGTGTAAGATGGTATTCGGAAGCAAATCATAGAGCAAATAAAGACCAAGATAAATCATGGATTAAGAAAAATAATAGTATTTATTTTAAGATTAAATCTATAGAAAAAGAAGAATATACTGATGATGTATATTGCATTGAATGTACAAATGAAGATGAACCATATTTTACACTTCCATCTGGTTTAATTACACATAATTGCAGACTTAGAAACTCTCTAAAGGATGGTGAGGAAGATGATGAACACAATCACACCACACACCAATTCTCTATGGGTACAGCATCCGTAGCAACAGGTTCAAAGTCCGTAATGACAATTAACCTTAATCGTGTTATTCAGAATGCTACGAGGAAGTATTTTGAGGAAGCAGAGGGTACTCAGCTAGAAAGTGGTGTTCAAGTAGACATCAATAAAGTTAAGGATAAGAATTTGCTCTATACCTATATCTCTAGCGGTATTACTGAAATGACAGAGAGGGTACACAAGTATCAGAGGGCATTCAATGAGATTGTAAAGGATTTCCTTAACGCAAATATGTTGGACGTTTATAGAGCTGGATTCATCAATATGAAGAAACAGTATCTGACCATCGGTGTTAACGGTTTGACAGATGCAGCAGAATTCTTATCAATTGAGCCAAATCTTAATAAGGACTATGAGGAATTTGTAAACAACATTCTAGAGACTATCAATATTTCTAATAGAAAGGATAAGACTAGAGATTGTATGTATAATACTGAGTTCGTTCCTGGTGAGAACCTTTCAAACAAGAACTATAATTGGGATAAGAAAGACGGATACTATGTATCACCAAAGCATATAATGTATAGCAGCTATTTCTTCAATCCAGAAGATACAGAGTTATCTATTCTTGATAAAATGAAATTACATGGTGAAAGTTTTGTTAAGTATCTTGATGGTGGGCAAGCAGCACACTTGAATATCAATGAGCATCTTTCATTTGACCAGTATAGGCAGTTACTAAGAGTTGCTTCAGAATATGGATGCAGTTATTTCACATTCAACTGTAAAAACACAGTATGTAATGATTGTGGCTACATTAGCAAGGACACTCTAGATGTATGTCCTAAGTGTGGAAGCCACAATGTAGATTATTTAACAAGAATTATAGGCTATTTGAAGCGTGTTAGCTCATTTAATGAGGCTAGACAAGTAGAAGAGCATATGAGAAGCTACAGACAATAATGTAATTGGGTACTCTCGAAGTACCCAATTTTTTAGCAAAAAGTTGTAATTATGATAGAAATATATAGAAAAGAAGGCTGGAAACTTAACCCTAACGATAGGGTTGTAAACGCAATCTTGAGAAGATGCGAAAAGTGTGATGGATTATGCCCATGCACACATGATTCAGAGGATTATGAAGGTAAGGATTTACATTGTCCATGTACTGATTACAAAATAAAAGATGTGTGTGAATGCGGGTTATATGTATTAGATGAGAATTATTTCAAAGACAAAAAATAGGTATGGTAAAGTATTATAATGCAATGGTGGTGTTTGAAGAGATACCAGATGAAATTACTTTAGCAATCAACATTACAAATTGCCCTTGCCATTGTAAGGGATGCCATTCAGAATTTTTATGGGAAGATAAAGGGATTTCACTAACTACAGAAGAGTTAGATAGACTTATTGAGAAAAATGATGGAATAACGACTGTTTGTTTTATGGGTGGTGATGCAGAGCCGCAAACGATACATGAATTGGCAGAATATGTGCATGAGAATAAACATCTAAAGGTTGGGTGGTATAGTGGAAGAGATACATATTATAAAAGTATCAATTTCCATTATTTCGATTACATTAAGTTAGGACATTACGATGAGGAATTGGGTGGATTGAATAAGAAGACCACAAATCAAAGACTTTATAAGCTGAAACACAAGATTTTTGAGAGCGAGGGAGTTGAACAGATTGATTTTGAGGATATAACGAGTAAGTTTTGGAAATAAATTGTTAAAATTGGTTAAATGACCACTATTTTTATGAATAAATGTTAAAATGACTTTTAGAAGTGAGACTATTTTTGGAAGTTTCACTTTTTTTTCGTATATTTGCATTGTGATTGAGATTTTAACAATATATGTTTAACTTTTAAAAATTTTTTTATGAGGAAAAATAAAAGTAATAATGGAGATTTTTTACGCTTACTTGAGTTTGCTAGTCAAATCCCATTAACAACTGCAATTAGAGAAATGATAGATGATAGTATTGATGCTGATGCAAAAAATATCAGTATTACGTTAGATTCAAATCGTTCTATTTTTTCAATTGTTGATGATGGTCATGGCATGACGTATGACCAACTATGCCATTTTAGAGAAAATTACCATTCTCATAATGCATCTTCAGCAAAAAAAACAATTGGTATGTTTGGTGTAGGATTAAAGGATTCAATCCTAAAGTTATCTGATTATGACATTGGGGCAAATGTAACAATTAAAAGTGGCATTGACAGAGATAATGTGTGCTATTACCGTTTTGAAGTAAATAGAAACAAAGAAAATGCGTGGCACGATACACCTCTTGTTGAAGGACCATATACTGAAAAAAACTGGCATGCAGAACATGGTCATGTTGTAAGTATTGATGGAATTAAGCCAATACCAAAATCTGATAGACAATGGCATGCTAATCTTAACAAATCTATTAGTACTGCTTATCCTTATCTTATTAATAAAAATAATATTAGTATTAAAATTAATGGAGAAGATGCTAATTGTGTAGATAGAATGTATCTTTCTTATCTTTGCGAATATGCTAATTGTGATGATGTATATGATGTAGATTGTGGCATTTATGACGTTAATGGTTTAATATATTGGGTCAAAACATATAAATTAGTTAACAAATTCAATAAAAATGACGAAAAAAAGGTTAAAGTAATTTTTCTTTATATCAGTTCACAAGGTGGAAAAAAAATAAATGACCGCGCTTTTGAATTTTCTGGTATGTTTTCTATGTTTAGAGGTCGTTATATAGATTTTGCTAATCACAAGATAGGTTTTGAAGGATTAAAAGCCACAACGTCTATGGCTGGTGGAAGCGGTAGTACAAGAGGATTGATATTTATTGATGATAATGAAGATATACTTGCAATAGATGCTAACAAAAAATCAATTGACTTAAATAACGAGACTTTGGAACATTACGTTATTGATAATAATAAAAGTTTATCTAATGCGTTTAAAGATGATTTTAATAAATTACTTAAACTTAATAATTATCAGAGTGATGGAACTAAAAACAAATTTAGTAGACCAATTGATGTTGAAATTGCAAAAACTCTTTTACTTACTAAAACAACAGCGCAAGCACTTATTAAGGCATCACTACTTGTTAATAAAAAAAATAACTTAGAAGATAGTGAAAAAGAATTAAAAATTGCAGAGTCTCCAATTGAGAACAAAGAAAATAATAATCAGATTATATATGCCCCAGTAAGTTCTTCTGTAGAAAATGCGAAAGAAGCATTAAAAAATATGGAAAATGAAGATGTGATAAAATATCATAAAAATAAAACAACTGGGGCTACTGAGTTCACCATAACAGAAGCAAAACCAGCAACAACAAGTGATAGAGTAATTACAGTTCTTGCTGAAACATTATTGGGATATAGTGGGAAAACTTTAAATACAGCTACGCAAAAGAAAATAATAAACGAGTTCGCTCATAAATTTGCTATTTAACGATAAAAGGAGATAAGTTTATCTCCTTTTATTTGTTTTTATGAAAAAATAAATATATATTTGCATAAAATGAAAAAATATGAAACGAAAAGAAATTAATGGTATTACAGTTTTTTATGACGAACCAGATTTATTTAGCATTATTAATGCAGTATATTTAATACAATTCATTGAGAGTGGGCGTTTTTATTATGGGTATAGTAAAAACCCATCTGATAGAATAAATGAACATTGTACACATATTAATTCTGTGGATAATGCAGATAGATTGTTAAACATAGCGTTGAATGAAGAGAGAAAAATTAAATTTTCGATTATATCCACTTATGATACCCCAGAAGAAGCAAATGAGTATGAAAAAAAGTTAATTCATAAAGAGGCTGATAGAATATATGAAATACTTGGTGGGGTTGGGGAATATCAAGCAGTGGTAAACACTTCTATGTTAAATGTTGAATTATATACAAATGTGCCATATTAAAAAGGTTAGGGTGTATCTTCTAACCTTTTTTTTGCTTGCCTTATATATTTTTCAAATTTTTCAAAACCTATATAATCGCAACCATTTTGCTTTGCTGAGACTGCTACAGTTCCACTACCCATAAATGGGTCTAATACTATTATTTTTTCTCCTTGTGCAACACAAGGGATGATATTGTTTGGCAATTCTATTGGAAACGGTGCTGGATGATTTTTATCCCTACTTGGGGCAAATTTCCAAACTTCACCCTTCCAATTAATATCATCTACCCTATAAAAACGTGGGTTTTTTGGTTCTTTAATTAACCAATAGATGCGTTCTGTTGAAGGTAGGTATCTACATTTATCTACGTTTACAGACGTTGCTCTATCCCAAACAATTTCTTGTCTGCATATAAACTTTGATTTGGCAATCCATTCTAATGGGTGCGATATTTGGTTTTTTTTGACCCTAATTTTATGGTTATAGAACATACTTCCATCTCTTTTTAATACTCTGAAGCATTCGTTAAGTACTTCTATTTGCCATTTTTGATAATCCTCTTCTTTCATAAAATCATTTTTGGGGTCATCATTATAACCAATGCTTTTTTCCCAGAAATCATTTTTAGCAGAACGTTTTACAATTGCACCTCTAAAACCAGCAAGATTATATGGTGGCGATGTGATGATAAGGTCAATGCTTTCATCATCCAATTGCTTAAGTCCTTCTAGGACATCCATGCAGTATATTTTGTTTAATTCTAACATATTCTTTTTATAAAGAATAAAGTATTTATAGTTAAAATAAATAGTATGAAAAAAATAATTAGACTTACTGAACAAGATTTACGTAGAATAGTTATAGAATCAGTTAATAAAGTGCTAAATGAGTCAATAAGTGGGCAATATC